TACCGTCCTGGCACTGTCCAATCATGATTGGTGGGCTGGCGGAGTCTGAATAAATTTCTCAATGTATTAAATATAAAGGATTTTTCCGTATTCAACTTTCAGTTGTGTACCTAAACGTGTACCAATTATGAAATGTCATAGTAATACGATCCCTCTTTAGAAATGTGTCACCTTTTTCATGTGGTCTTTTTTTTAAACAATAAGCACAGAAAAAAAGTTTTTTTGCATTTAACTGTTCACACTGTTCACCTCGGTTGTTTCTCATTTTATATCATGTGGTTAGGTGGTGATGAGTTGGTGAAGAGTGAACAGTCGACTCTTCACCTTTGTGATTTTTGTTCGTTCTGGATACGCCCGGCCAGGCGATACGCGGGGGGATAAAAAGTTTTTTTAGGTTTTACTGTTCACTCTGTTCACCTCTTGTTTTTTATCAATAATTTCATAGTGATACAGGGTGAATATACGGTGAAGGGTGAACAGTGGATTGTTCACCCTGTGGCAATGGTCGGAAAGGAAAAGACCGGCTGTTGCCGGTCTGAGGTTGGTTATGTTGTTGCAGGTTCGTCGCACTTCGGCAGCCAGTCGCCGTAGCTTTCCTCTTTCAGCGACAGGTTGGTTTGTATCCCCTGCTTGGTGTGCCGCTTCTCATAATTCAGGCCGTACTCTTTCAGCATCATGGGCAGCCCCAGCCCGAACATTTTCAGGCTGAGCACGTTCCTGTATCCGTTAGCTTCCATATAGGCCAGATACGCGTGATAGAGATATTTGCGGTAATTACGCGGGACGATGCTGGCATTACCTATAAACATCCCGTTGGTCTGCGGCAGCATTTCCAGATAGCCACAAAAATCAAACGTCGGGTCAGCATCACGCTTGATGCTGAGCGCTTCATCGGAGTTCTGCTGCGACTGGAGCAGAGTGCGCGCTGCCATCGGGTCGCTGAATTTCTGCATAAGCTGGCGCACGATAACGGCCAGCTCGCGCGCAATTTTATCCCTGAGCTGCGGGTCGCGCTCTTCCGGGGCAATCTGCTCCGGGAAGTGAATAATCACCCGGCGACGTGACACCCCGCCGCTGCGGTCGGTGAAGCGCATCGGGTTGTTGTTCACGGCCAGAATCACTGCCGGAATATGTGTTGAGTACGGGTTCTGGTATTTCGGGTCAACCGAGACCGCATCGCCGCCGGTGATGGCCTTAAGCCCTGCGCCGTCGCCGCTCCATTTTTCCTGGTCTGGCAGACGGATTAGCGAGAAGCCAATCAGGGAGGCACGCTTGCGCGGGTCTTCCAGTGTGTCGATATCGGCTGACGTGGCGTTATCCTCTCCGGCGAGCAGGGTCGCGATTTCAGCCAGAATACTTTTGCCACTCCCACCCGGACCGGTGACTTCGAGAAAGAGCTGCCAGTCGTAACGGTTCGCCAGCACCATAAACAGCGCGGCCAGAATCACGTCGCGTTTTTGTGGGTTTTTACCGGCCGCACGGTCGAGCCAGCGCCAGAAGTTCGGCGCGTGCGTCTCCAGCGTTTCCCCCTCCACAGGCGGGGTGAAATCCACATCGCACAACGTGCGCAGCCAGTGCGATTTGTGGTGCGGGCTGAATACGCCGCTTTGAGTATCGAGTACCCCGTTGCGAAAGCCAATCAGACGGCGCGCCGGTGTATCCTGCTGCGGAATAATCAGTTTCAGGGTCTCCACCACCGAGGCAATTTTCCCCGATGAGAACGGGGCGCGTAAGCGCTGGAATAAATCAGCCACATTCCGTGAAAAAGTGGCGGCAGGGATATTTTTCCAGATGCCGTTTTCATAGCGGGACAGGAGCTGGCCGTTCGCATCCACAGCCAGCGCTTCGCCGTAGTGCTCATGCACCCGCAAAGCCTTGTCGCTGGCGCTCATGGCGGTAAATTCCGCCTCGCTCATGGTATCAAATGGACTTTGCGCCGGTGGCCGGATGGCGTCATAAATGGCTTTCCGCGTGGCCTCCTCTCCTTTCTCTATAAACGCATCATTCCAGTCACCGAACATCGGTGGCAGGGCGACAATGCCTTCACAGGCTTCTGCGGCCGCCGCGGCTTTGTTCTGGCCGTCACCGTTAAGGTCACGGTCGGCGGCGAGCACAATCTGACAGGCCGGGTGTTTCTGACGGGCAAGGCTCGCCAGAGAAAGGAGGTTCACGGACGACAGCGCCACCATAACGGTTTCGCCGGTCAGGTGATGCACGGTGAGCGCGGTCGCATAACCCTCCGCTATCCACAGGCGTTTTCCGGCCTGTTTTTTCCCTTCGATGACATGACATGCCCCTTTGACCTGACCGCCTTTCAGGGTGCGTTTGAGACCGTCAGCATTGATAAGCTGAAGGTTAACCAGTGCGCCGGTATCGTCATACAGCGGGACAACCACATCCCCGGCGCGGAACGTCACGCCGCCGGTTTTATGCATGACGGTGAGCGTCAGACATCCCAGAACGGGGAAACCCTTGCGGGTGAGGTAGGCATTGCCTGTGGCTGGTCGGGTTTTCTCCATGAGCCTGACGGCCAGCGCGGCCGCCGCTTTGCGGTCGGCCACAGTTTCGGCCTCTGCGGTCGCAATCACTTCCGGGGCAACCGGCGGCAGGTTGCCAGTCACGGCGTTCACCTTCCCGGCGGCCTCTGAGGGAGTCACGCCAAACACTTTTTCTACCAGCTTAAGCCCGTCACCCGCGCCACACTGATTGCAGAACCACGTCCCCCGCCCTTCTTTATCGTCAAAGCGGAAGCGGTCAGAGCCACCGCACACCGGGCAGGACTGATGGCGGTTTTTAATCACCTTCACACCCAGCGCAGGGAGAATGCGTGGCCAGTGGCCGCACGCCTGTTTTACCGTTTCTGTTACGTTCATTTTCATCGTTGTTTTCTCCCTCAGTGCAGTACCGGTGCGGTGATATGACGGGCGCAAAGCTCATCCATCACGGCCGGCCCGAGAAAGGACAGCGACGGCGTGGCTTTGAGTGGTCCGGCTTCCATTAAATCTTCCAGTAACGCACAGGCAATCTGGCGGCCTTTTTCCTCGCCATGCTGGCGCAGGTAGAAGCCCTCCAGCTCGGCGGCAATGGCGCTTTCCAGCGCGTCGAGGGTGAGGTGTGGGTAGCGGTGCTGGCGTTCGCACAGGGTCAGCCATGCACAGGCCACGGCACGACGATACAGCGCGGCGCGTAATACGGGTGGTAATGGCTTTTTCATACGTTACCCTCCCCGGTCAGCCACTGCTGATTGCAGCGTTCGACCACACCGTCGAGCTGGGCGGTCATGAGGTAAATCACGGAGGTGAGCTGTAAGTGCTGCGCCGGGTCACGACGAACAGTGGCGCAGTCCTGCACCTGCATCAGGTCGCCGACGAGCTGGCCGACATTGCGCATATGCTCCAGACATTCGAGGTCACGGGCGGTAATGGTGGAGTGTCTCATGCGCACACCTCCGCAACCGGCAGACGACCAGCAAACGAGAGGACGTAATCGCGAACGAGAGAAAGGCGTGCGGCGTGCTCATCACCGGCAACGGTGCGAAGCATACAAATACGGGGGGTAAGGTCTGCGCGACGAACAGCAGCAAATACAAAGACAAACTGCGGATGTGACGGGGTGAGGGTCGTAGCCATAAGGGCAACCTCCATTGAGTAGCGGTTAACGCTACCACCGGAGTTCTCACGCTCGGGTGGTAGCCCAGACGGGGGTGAGAAACCGGCCTCAATGGGTACCGGCCAGCCCGAAGGCTGCCCCGCCTGAGCCACCATTACGCAGATACAGCAACGGCTTAAGAACCGATGCGTAAACAACAGGTGCACATAGGCATAGACACAAAAAAAGACGCATGGCGCGTCCGGTGTCGCCACTGAGTAACTCGGGTTCTCACGCCCGGCTGCCGATTTTGCGACAGCGGGAAAACTATACCTGGAAACGGTGAAAAGAAGCAAGCCAGAAAAAGGGGCTGTTTGCTGAGTAGTTGTCATCATGCGTCATAGCCCCGGTTGCGTTCGGCAATGCGATCCGCCATCCATGCAGTGATTTCAGACTGCGCCCACGCCACATTTTTTCCGCCGAGGGAGATTTGTTTCGGGAAAGCTTCCCGGCTGATGAGGTCATAAATGGTCGAACGAGACAGGCCGCATAAATGCATCACTTCAGGCAGACGAATAAAACGCTCATGAACGGCGTCAGAGACCGGCATCAGCGGCGCGGCAGGGGCAGAAGACGGGGAAGAAAAAGCGGTGTGCATCGGGCTACCTCATAAAGTCCATACGGTGCCGGTCGTGTCCGTCCGGCTTCGGGTAGCTCCTTATTATGTCTATATTTTTCCTCAGGTCATGTGAGATTTTCGTGGAAACAAACATTGACTTTTCGCTATGGCAAACAAAGGCAAACGCTGGCAAACAGATGCAAATCACTGCATTACAATGCAGCAATTTCTATTTCTTTTAGTTATATATTTTCGATTTTTAATCGAAATAAAGTCTAAAGGTATCGGCAGAGAAAAACAGAAGGGTGAACAGTGGTGAACAGACGGTGAACAGTCAGACCTTCAACTGTTCACCCTTTAAATAACTGTATTACTTATCTTTTTTCTTAAGGTGAACAGTAGTGAATAGTTATTAGTAAAAAAACAAACAGTGAGTAAGGTTTTCCTGAGACCTTTCTCTGGCCAGCCGGGTTTTAAGGTCTGTTTGTGTCATTTTTGCCACAACGCCAATGAATCGTGTTGTTGTGTCTGGCGCGGCAGAATCTCCTCAGATTGAAACGAAGAGGAGACCCGACATGACTCAGACCGCTGTTATTCCCGACTACCTTAAACCTGCAATGGAACGCCTTGAGACTGCCCGCTCGGCGCATCTCGCCAATGCCAGCCGTATGGATGAAACCACGACGGCCATCAGCCAGGTGCAAACGCAAAAAAATGAACTGGAGCAGGAAAACGGCAATGATTCCGGCGCATGGCGCGCCGCCTTTCGTGCCGGTGGTGCTGTCGTTACCGACGAGCTGAAACAACGCCATCTGGCGCGCGTGGCACGGCGGGAACTGGCGCAGGAATGTGACAATATGGCTGAGGTTCTGTCTTTTGAGCTGGACAGCCTTAAGGGAGCCTGTGACCGGACGGCCAGAGCGTACCGTCAGGCACATCACAGCGTCCTCAGCCAGTATGCAGAGCATGAACTTGATGCTGCCCTGCGTGAAAGCTGCAGTGCCCTCATCAGAGCAATGAAACTCAACATACTGGTTCTGAATAATCCGCTTGCTAATACGACCGGGCATCAGGGATATATCGAACCGGAAAAAGTTGTAATGCAGCAGGTGAAAGCGTGGCTTGAACAGGCCGTAAAGGGCTGCAATATCCGTCTGACCGATGAACCGGTGCTGTTTAAAACAGGGCTGTCGGCTTCCACACTGCCGCATATGGAACATGACGTTGCGACCACGCCCGGTCAGCGAAAAGTCTGGCAGGAAAAAATGCGGGAACGTGAAGCTGACCTGAAAGCACGGGGGTTATTGTCATGATGCGCTGCCCTTTCTGCCGCACGGCGGCACACGTTCGCACCAGCCGCTATATGTCTGACAGCGTCAAAGAGAGTTACCTGCAGTGCCAGAATGTGCACTGCTCGGCGACATTCAAAACGCATGAGTCCATCTTTGAAGTGATACGTTCGCCGGTCGTCGATGAGAAACCCGCGCCGGTGCCGACAGCCCCCGTGGCACCCCGTCGGGTAAAAGGCTGCTACAGCTCGCCGTTCCGCCATTAATCAGGAGAGACAACCCGTGACCACTCTGACCTTACAGCAGGCCTATGACGCCTGTCAGACGAACAAAACCGCGTGGCTGAACCGTAAAACCGAACTGGCCGCCGCAATGCAGGAATATCAGGAATTATTGCTGGATGACAATGTATCAGGCTCCCGCAGATTACCGATGCTGCGTGACCTGATTGACGTAAAAAAATGGGAAGTTAATCAGGCCGCCGGTCGCTACATCTTCTCGCATGAGGAGGTGCAGCGCATCAGCATCCGTAACCGGCTGCATGATTTTATGCAGCAGAACGGCGCAGAGCTGGCCGCCGCTCTGGCACCGGAGCTGATGGAGATTAAAAACCAGCCCGCGATGATAAAAAACCGCGCGCTTGACCGTTCGATGGCATATCTCCGTGAAGCCCTTTCCGTCTGGCTGACCGTAGGAAATGAAATTAATTATTCTGCACAGGATAAAGATATTTTAACGGCCATCGGATACAGGCCTGATGCGCCTTCGCGGGATGATAATCGTGAAAAATTCACCCCTGCACAGAACATGATTTACGCTCGTCGACGCGCCGGACTGGCCGCGCAGTAGCCTGTCAAAAAATCCCTGTAAATCCCGTCATTTTTCCCGAATTAAGCCATGCATCCATAAGGTGCATGGTTTTGCATGCGTTTTCCCACCCCTGAACTCCCTGCCAGCGCCAGTCGCGGCGCGGCCTGAATCTACCTTTGCACCTGCATTAAAAGCGGCCCCTTAAGCGGGCAGGCGTGGCGGGGAGAGCATTGCGCGCTGATAATTACATTTAAATATTTTTGAATATCAGGATGTTAAAGAGATGAGTATATTTAATGCAGTTATCGCATCAAATAGCTGATGCGATAAAGAAATTATGATATGTATCGAAAAGCTAATGATACCCTTTTGGGGGGTTAAGTGATGTCGTCATAGGTTATTGACTGCTTAATCTTATCAATAACGTCATGCCCATATTTAACTTGAAGACGCTCAATGAATTGAGGTTCTATATGAAAAGCATGTCCCAATATGCCGTTAAGATAATTAATCTCTTTTTGGTTTAATAAACTATACGAAAATTTATGTACTAAAGAACTAATCATCCTTTTCTTTTTTCTTCCTAAGGATAATTCATTGCTATTATTTAGTACTACACCAGTAATGGTTCTATTCATAGCTTTGTTGCAAAAAATTGTTTTATCTCTATTTATTCTGATTTTTCTGTTGTAATGTTTTATTAATAAGGCTTGTACTGTTCGCTGTATTGTCGCTAAGCTTAAACTATGAAATGATGAAAAGGTCAAATCATCGGCGTAACGGGTGTAAGTTACATTTAAGTCAGTGCAGTAATTTGTTAATTCCTCATCAAAACAATACATGATTGCGTTAGATATTAACGGGGATGTTGGGGCTCCAATACTCAATCTAAGAGGGCTATTGCCTCTTAGTTTCCAGAATAAAAGATGGGCGATGATAAATCTATCTTCTTCTGATAAATTAGCCCCATTGGCTTCGAGGGTCTTAATGAAAAGATCAGGTGTAATAGAATGGAAGAAATCCTTAAAGTCTATTTTTAATATGAATTGACTGTTTTTGTGTGCGGCGGCATTAGTTTTTATACCCTTACCAGGAACATAGGCATGAGCCGCATAATGTACTTTCAAATGTTCAGAAAGCAGGTTGGCAGTAAATCGTTGTAAAGACTTAATTTGCTTAGATGGCTGAGCGATAATACGAACTCCATCACCGCTTCTCTTTGGTATGGTATATTTCTTATAGCGGCGTGGGGCTGTCGAGATAAAGCTTTTCAACGAGTCTTTATCCATGAACAATGTGGCGGATAACTGGTTAAGTATACTCATTTGGCGTCATCCTCAAGCATTTTTGTAATTGCAGATAATGCAAGCTTTCTTTTTCTGGATGCCTCGTCATCAGATAGAACAAATGATGTGACGGCTCTTATTCTCATGGCCTTATATTCTTTTATTCGTCCAAGTTTATCTTTTCCAAGTATAACTCTTTTTTTACTTTCCAGAGGGTAGTAAAAAGTTATATTGCTATATTTCTTTTTGCCAATCATAGACATTGATTGTAATAAATAAAGCAGTCTCTTTATAACGTTTTCATCTATTTCGATATTGAGTGCTATTAATGCTAATTCAATTTCATAGTCTTTTATTGGATAGAATGTATGGATGATATCGTAGACTAATAATGCTATATGTGCAGGGTTAGATATATTAAAAGCGGTTGTTTTACTTGCGGTTTTAAGTCTATTTTTTATGCACTCTATTACCAATGGTAAGTCTGGGTAATTTATCTCTGTGTTGCTGGGCCATGGGAAGATATGCACTGACTCTTTATCTTTTCGTTTTAAATATGATAAAGGACCCAGGTAAATAAATGAGTCTTCAGCCTGTACATGTTCATCTGGAGCGAAAATAAGTATTTTTTTAGGGTCGCTAATGTTTGCAAACATGCCTAATTCGACAAGAGAACCGGGACTTTCTAAGCAAATGATTATAAGTGTGGATAGTTTGGCAATATCATCCTCAAATGAAAACAAATCTGAATATGTGTTTTCTCGGAAATAATCCTTGAATGTTTCGGCCATTATGAAGGATTTTGAGAGACCATGTTCTTCATTAACCTCAAAGAATGCAATTATCCTGTCGCGTAAACTTTGCGGAATCAGCTTTCCAGTGTTTGTATCTCCACCACAGATAAAAATTTTATGAGGTGTTAAGTAAAGGGAAAAATTGGAGTACGAGAGAGAACTGAACTCATCAATGAGTGTATCTTCGTAGCTTTCATTACCCTTTGCCATACTCAATTCAATCTCTCCATAAAAAAACAAAGCGGAAATCCGCTTTGTTTAAATCTTTACCTAGAGGATGCGCAAAAGACTTCTCTGACGCTCCTGATCAAGGATCGTTAGAGAAGTGCTTTTGCGCAACCCTAAGTGTCCTCAATACTGTATGTCTGGCTAATCGCCCGACTAGGTTTAAGTAACATAAACCTTCGCGTAAAGATGGAGTTAGCTTAGATCAGCGTTAAAAAGTAAGCAAGTTAGTTTAAACAGAACGTACAAAATTCCCCCACCAATCCATAAGATTTGTGCGTTGCGGCAGATAAATGGAGCGGTTGTATGCGCGCCTAACTTCGTTTTTATCACAATGTGCCAGAGCAGATTCAATAACGTCAGAATTAAAGCCTGATTCATTTAATGCAGTGCTTGCTATCGAGCGAAGACCATGCGCAACTAACCTACCACCATAGCCAATCCGCTTTAAGGCAGCGTTAGCAGTCTGGCTATTCATTGGTTGATTTGGATCGTTACGACTTGGAAAAACGTATTCACGATTCTTACTTATAGGCTTCATCACTTCCAGAATCTCTAATGCCTGAGGAGAAAGCGGTACGATGTGTTCACGCTTTGCTTTCATCCTTTCGGCTGGAATCGTCCAGAGTCTGGTCTCAAGGTCGATCTCTTCCCAACGAGTACCAGATGCTTCAGATGGACGCACGAGAGTCAGGAGTTGCCATTCAATTAGACAGCGAGTCGGAACAGATAAGTTTGACATGACCAAAGAACGCATTAGCTTCGGCAATTCTTCAGGCCGCAGTGTTGGCATGTTTTGCTTTTTGGGTTTCTCAAAAGCCATACCTACGCCTGACGCAGGATTGGCGTCAATGAGACCGGTATTAACTGCATAAATCATTATCTCGTTTATACGTTGCACTAAACGGCGAACAGTCTCCAGCGCACCACGCGCTTTGATTGGCTCTAATGCTTCAATAATCGTTCTGGCCTTTATCTCCTGAACGGGTATAACGCCTATAGCAGGGAAAACGTCCTTATCTAAAGAGCGCCAAATATCTTTCGCGTAGTCCTCTGTGACGCTTTTGCTTTTCATTTTGAACCAGTTGGCGGCCACTGTTGAGAAAATACTATCCAGCTCAATCTGACGTTGCTCTGACGCTTGCTCTTGTTGCTGTTGAGGATCCATCCCTTGCGCGAGCGTAGCTAAATGTTGGTCGCGTATCTGGCGAGCTGCTGCGAGCGTAAGCGAAGGGTATGAGCCGAGACTCAGATTAGTTCGGCTATTACTAACCGGACGCTGGTATCGGAAGCGCCAGAGCTTTTTACCAGATGTTTTGATGAGTAAGAACAGGCCGTTACCATCATGCAAAGTGAAGTCTTTTTCGCGGGGTTTAGCTTTGAGGATTTCGTTGTTAGTTAGGGGGCGTGTGATGCGCGCCATGTCTGGATCCCTTCCATAATTGGTACACGTTTAATGGCTCACAGTATAGCGTGTACCTAAACGTGTACCAATTTTCTCTGGATTTAGCCGGATGCTCTCGGACAACGGCAGACACAAAAAAGCCCGCAGGGCTTGTGCCATGCGGGCTTTCTGTACTTCACCGGACGTATCCGGATAATTATTTGGTGGAGCTGGCGGGAGTTGAACCAGCGTCCGAAATATTATAACTATTTGTTTTTATTGAAATCATGCTCGCTAATAAAATCCGCGTAGCTTTTGCGTATCCTTTGTAGTCCTAATTTGGACCCAGAATGAATACGATTGAATTCGATTCTAAATGTTGATCTTGGACCGTTCTCGCTTTTACTCTGATAGCTCATCAGTTGTATGGTGCAATTAAATATTATTTTATTTTTGTTTCCAGAAATATCCTCATATCTTATATGTAATTGACCTGCATCTAATTCGTCAAATATTGTTCCATCAAATGTTTTTACGGAATATAGGTATTCTGTCAACAACAACATTATCAGTGAAGGGAACTCAATTTTCGAAGGGGAACTCTCTTGAGTAACTGGCATGATATACTCAAGTTCACAATGTTCCTTTTTTATTCCATAATGATTTAATTTTTGATTTCTTATGAATTTATAATATTCATAACTAGAGTTTTCGTCATTAGAGAAGTGATAGTGTTTATCCCATTCATCTGATCTGGTTTTTATAGGTGAGAATACTGGGTCTTCATCTATTTCCTTGAACCCGCATTTTTTGATATGCTTCTGATAGTCAAATGACCAATTGTATTTTATATTTAAAGCAGTCCCTAATCCGACGTTTTTTATTATAATAGGTATATCAAAATAAAATTCATTTTCTTCTATTTTTAGTGCAAATGTGTTATCGAGGGTGTGGATCGCTTTAACCTCCTGATTGTTAATGATGATCTGAGGTTTTGTCGAAATCGTTCTTTGTAACATGGTTTGTTTTACAGCAAAGAACGCTGCAATAGCTGAAGCTGTTGTAGCAAAAAATCCACCTATGGTAACCCAGCTTTCTGCCGCCATTTAAACAATCCTCACTCTATAAGAAAGTGAGGATTATCTTTTAAATACTCTTTTTATTCAATATGTTGATGGATGTTGAGTTGTCATATTCTTTCAGGTAGCGACCATAATGTCGGAAGAGCATTTCCGGCCCTTTATGACCCATTTGGGTTGCTAGCCAGAATAGATTGGCACCACGGCTAATATGGCTGGTGGCGAATGTATGCCTTGTCTGATATGGGTTACGGTAGCGGATGCCTGCTTTACGTAGTGTAGGCACCCATGCTTTTTTTCTTATCGCATCAGCACTGGCCCACGGTTTATTACTTTTTGGATCTTCGAAGATTGTTTCATCTTTCATAAAAGTGAATGGTTTCTGGCTGGCTAGAGCTGCCAATGCCTCTTCAGTCAGTTCTACTTTCCTCGTACCGGCTTTTGTTTTTGTTCCTTTGATGACGCCAACTACACTGGCATTTTGAACGTGTGCAGTCTTCCCTACAAAGTCGATATCACGCCAACGAAGAGCACACAATTCGGAACTACGCAGCCCTGTTTGTATCGCGAACCGGAAAAGATTCTCCCACTGCTTATTGCCAGCAGCAGAGAGCAAAGCATCAACTTCTGCTGGTGATAGCGGATCAACCACATAACTACTTTCTGCCTCTGATTTATCACTTTGGTATCGTGAGGCTGTTACCAGTGATACAGGGTTAATCTGAAGCACACCATCCGTCACCGCTTCATCCAAAGCTGAACGTAGGAAGGAAAGTTGGTTTCGGATAGTCTTCAATGTTGTTTTCTGGCTCTGGATCCATGTCTTCAATGCGGCCGGCGTCAACTCACTTGCGGGAAAAATATGAAGTGATGACAGCGCGCTTCGGCATTTCTTATATCCACCAATCGTTGAAGGGGATAGTTTCCTCGTTTCGCATATCACCAGATACTCGTCTAGGTACATCTTTACTGTTTTACCTGCGGCAGCGTTGCCGAAAATTTTTAACCGGGTAGAACGGGGAAAGTATTCCGCATAAACAAAAGTCCCCCTTTCGATCTTATTGTGAATCTCGCCGAGGGTGCGCTCGGCGTATTTGATGTTTTTTGGAGTTACGTCCAGATTAGAAAGGGGTTCACGGCATTTAACCCCTTTATAAGTGAAGGTAATATTAATGGTTTCGCCGCTGCGGTGTTTCCTGATGGTTACGCCGCGCGGGAGTTTAGGCGATTCTGTCGTGCCCATTTTGCAACCTCACTAAGATCTATCCATCTTTCCTTAACGCCGTCGACCTTTAGCACTTGAACTCCTTCACGCCATACTCCGCGTTGTACGCGTTTGTTTATGGCATCAGGGGTTTCGCCAGTCTCTTTGCAATAAGTTGAGATGGGAACACAATCGAGGCTCAGCATATATTTCTCCATTACCCCAGCTGCACCCGGGGAAAATTTTAGCTGTTGCTGGTGGTTGGGATTAGTTTCTGCCAAATCGCTGAAACATATTTCGCCTGGTGGCAGGCATCAGCCAGTGCGTTATGTGCTATCCCATCAAATGGCATATCACGCTTAGGATCGAAACCTACAACTCTGCCTAATGTGACGATGGTTCTGACGTCGTGATCATTCCAAAATTGCCACGGGCAAACCTGGCCGGCACGCTCATATGCTCCGCGCAATATAACGTTGTCGAAAGTAGCTCCATTGCCCCAAACTTTTAAATATTTCGGGTTATCAGAATGCCGGTTAATGAAATGACTCAGTTCAGATAGGGCAGACGATATTGGCAGAGCATCATCAACACAGATTGCTGATCGTGCTTCTGAGCTTTGTCTTAACCACCACAGGATAGTGTCACCATCCGGCACCGCTCCCTGCTCCATAGCGCTTTCAAGGTTAACGGCGGTGTAAAACTCCTGACCCAGTTCACCGCTTTGCGGATCGAAGAAGACGGCACCAATGGAGACGATAGGGGCATTCGGTTTTTTGCCCATGGATTCGAGGTCGATCATTAAATTGTTCATGTTATACATTCTCCTGCTGAGGTGCTGCTTCGAAATGCTCGACACCTTTAGCCCAAATGGCCTTGATGTTCGTCCAACTGACTGGCACTGTTATCTCAATTCGACCGCTGCCGTCGCATGTTTCGCATTCATCATCACCAAAACACTCTGGGCAGTTTATAAATTTCGTTTCTGAAAACTCACCGGACAGCACACCCTTTGCGCCGTTCTCGGCGGTTAGCCTCTTAGGCACCAAAGCCAAACCATCTGGAGTTACCGGAGAGTTGCCCGCCTGAAGCATGGCGGCGCGGCAGGCGTTCCAGCCATCACGATAACCACGCACTTCACCTCCATAAGTGCGAGATGCCTGTACAGGTGTCATTTCATCCGGCACTACCGTCGCTGGCGGTGTGGTGTAGAGTGGCTTGATATTCCAGCCTTTTGAAAACCAGCTATCAGCAACATTGCAACTTCTTGTTATTGCCGGAATACCAATACCATTATCAGAATGGAGCCACGCCACAGGCTCAGCACCAAACGCCGCAATAGCCCCATTAATCACCTTCACAGCATCAGCCATTGCGTAGCCGAGATTGCCGCCATCTCTTTGTGCTACTGCTTTGCTTAGTATTTCGCGTATCTGGTGCAGGCGAACGAGTGATACAGGACCGTTCGCCGGGTGGTTGTTAGTTGTCATGGGGTGCTCCTTCACAGAGATAATCCAAATGCAGATTCGAATTGTTTTCACTTGGTTAATCATGGCTAGCCTCGACATCTTGTCGAAGATCATCATTATTTACTCGTGCCAGTACGAAGGACTGATAGTCCAGTTTGTCCATGATCGCGTCATGATCCACACCGTAAATGGCACAAAAGCGTAAATAATCAGGTAAGTAGACATCCATTTTACGTAGCGTCATCGTCAGTGCTGTAGCTTCGTAACCATTAAGTACATGCGCCATCAGGTCCGCTTTTTTAGTTTCTAAATCTGATATGCGCTTCTCTGCGGCTTCCAGCTTTTCACGCGCCTCCCGCATATCGTCACGCATAGCAATCGCAACTGCTTCAAGCGAATCTTTGTCGCGCTGTAGTTGGAGATTCTCATCCAGCAGCGCCAGCACTTGTTGCGCTAACCAACGTTTTTCTTCATCGCCATATGCATTGCCAGCTATCTCTTTGAGACGACCACTTCCAATATCACCGCCATCAGCGCGGTATGCCCGTTTGTTTAGTGCTGTCATTGGGCTGCCTCCATTGCGAATGTCCCTGCTGTAATAGCCATTGCAAGCCTTTGTGCTGCAGCTTTCTGTGCCGGAACGCTGGCAATTACCGTGGCTCTTTCTTTGCTGGCATCAGCACAAACACCATCCCATGAAGAGATAAGGAAGAAGTCTTCCAGCTCGGTCATTGTGGCTTTTGTTACCAGTTCTTCGATCATCTGCACGATGATATGCGCAGGGCGACGCCTCAGTAGTTCCTGGACTGCATAGCCAAACGCATTGATCATCACCGCATGGAATTGGATGTAGTCTCGCTTGTATTCAGCTGGTGATACACCGTGTCGGATACCGTCAATAGCCGTCAGCTTCAGCCACGCTTCCCAAAGGTCATAAATATCGCCAGTAGACAGCGCGTCGTCCCCGTTACCCGCGAATTTTGCAGTGGCATCGCCAGTGGCCTTAAAACTTATCCAGAGATCACTTTTTGCAGGAACCACGCTGTGTTCAAAATCGGTGATCTTGGAGAACACTGAGTGAGTGGAGAGGAATGACACCATTGTCTGGGCAACCTGATCCCTGCCGTTATAAGCCATATTTATTGCTGCAGAAGGCTTAGATACGTTGTTATTGATATCAGAGAAAAATTGCTGGCGTGTCTTCAGTGGTAGTTGCAGAGTCATCATCAAAGGTACAAACAGGGGGGTATCGTATTCTCTGCAGAACATGGTTATACCTGCACCACGATGTTGCCCATCAAAAAGTTTAATTTCTGCGTCCATTGGGAACCGAACAACGCCTACGTTTGTATTGCCGAACTCTTCAAACTCCACATGTGAAGCACAGTTACCAACCAGTGGTGGGATGATGAAAGGCTCCTTATTTTCAGCAGCTGCCACTAGGTATTCGTAAAATTTTTTTACGCGTGATTTATTGAGTTCACGCTGAGAACGCTCAAGCGTGTGTCCGTAATTATCAGATGCCAGTACGCGGGATAGGGTTCGTCCTGGAACGTTCATCAAAAGAATAAGCGTATCCCCCTGCAAGCCGCGAGAGGCAGGGAACTCGAAGTAATACTCCATACTCGATTTGCTCATAGCGCGCCTCCCTGTCTGGCTCTATTCAATAGCTGGTTAAACATCATGGTTAGGCTGTTACTACACCCAAACGGCATATCGTTAACACGGTATGTTGGAATGCCCTTGCGAACACCAGACTTCACGATCCGGCCGGTGCCATAGAGTTGCGATAATGCGCCAGCGACCGCGGGTGTCTTTTTGTTCATACCTTTGGCGATTTCACCGCTGGTGGTATTCGGATGAGCCTGGAGATATTCAAATACGGTCATGGCGTTTTACCTTTACGTTCCTGTTCCAGTTGCACCAGAGACTCTTTTAATGCTGCGAACGTAGCGTCCAGTCTAGTGGCGACTTCGCGCATAAGCGGTGCATGCTTTGGTGGCAATTCAGCAACGGAGGCAAAAGCCTCCGCTACGAGTTCTTTTACCTTCATGCGGCGCATTGGCGCAGCTCCACCAGTTCGTTAAAACGGTTCATGAACAGGCCATAGGCTTGACCAGGACGGAGAGGGATAACCTGAACGAGATCAGAGCAGGGAATACCTTCGAGAATTTCCCACTTCGAACCGTCATCGATTTCCAGATCACGGCGCTCGGTAGCTAACATGGTGAGATCGGCATATTTCACGACAGCAGCTTGTTCAAGAGAGATACCGAATTTAAAGCGGATAAGACCATCAATATAAGTTTCCATGCGCTGGTAGTCAGGCAGTAAGGCTTTGAGCGGGGCTGGAATATCCTGGCAATATGCCTCCGCAGCGTCGTGCATCAGCGCTTCAAAGGCGAACTCTGGCGGCACAATCTGGCTTACAAGCACAGAGTGCTGGGCCACGCTGTAGAACTCTGGGAGATGCCCAGCGAATCGACAGATGTTGGAAAGAGCAGTCGCGATATCCTCAACATTGATATCGTCGATTGTGGCGGTCAGGTAGTTAAATTTTTTACCGGATAATGTCTGAATGTAGCTCATGTCTTTCTCCATATTGGCGCGCTGCACCGCGCAGATTTTGGTTGCACGAATCCCTCGCCGGGTGGCGATAATTAATGGAATTACGCTTCAATAAATCCCCGCGGCGCCGGGGATTTAATGCAGAGCAATTAGGCTTTAAAGTTACCGATGAAAGTTTCCACTGATTCACCTTCGAACTTGCTGATCAGCAAATCGCGGAATTCGTTGGCGATCTCTTCTTCCTGGGCTTCAAGTTGGACAATGCGCAGAACAAAGCAGGGTTCATCGCTGGTCAGCAGGCTGTTACGCAAGCTAAAGCGACGTTCGCCCAGACCTTCATACGGCACACATTTGAACTCGAACGCCACAGGCATTACGTCTTTGCTGCTTGCTTCAACGCTTTGCATCAGCGATTTTTTACCAGCGAAATCACCAGTTTCATGGTCCTGCTGTGTTGCTTGCTGAATAGTGATACGACGCACAGCCTGAGCTGCCTGGGAAATCTGCATCGTATTGCCATCAGCATCAAACGCCAGAAGGTAATCGCTCCAGTCTTCCAGCCATTCGGCGATTTGCTTTTGCTTCAGACGTTGACCGTCGATCTGCAGTAGCGCGCGGAACGGGGCGGTTTTCTTCAGGGTGATTGAAGCAACGTTATCGGCGTGACCGGGATTATCCAGGGTGCCGATGTTGAACACTGAACGGGCGGTCATGTTGTCAGCGTCAATAAAGCAACGAGCTGGCTCACTGTCGCTGGCGTAACCTTTAGAATAACGTGCGAAGTCGTCAATACTGGTTGTGGTCATGGCGCCACGAAAGCGGAAACGCTCCAGAGAAAAGCGCTCGAGGCTTTCAACGCCAGTACCCTCTGGTAGTAATGCGGTCGGGCAAGCTAGGCCATGAATATCATTCAGGTGATAACCGGAAAGAACCAGGTCTTTGACCTGCTTGAAGGTACCGCTGTCTAACTGAGACATAAAAATTCCTTATTAACTGATGATCAAAGTGGTATCAGTGAGTTTGTTGTTGCGGATCACTGAGCCGCTTTAAGCTTTCCATCCACCGCGCCAGTGATCCCGAACAGCTGACCCTGATCTTCCTGCAGGATGGTGAGCTTCCCGCCTTTGTTGACCCACATCGGGGTTTCGGTTGTGTCCTCTTCTGAGGCTTTACCACGCGGTGTTGGGGTGCTGTAGTTCAGCTTGTGCTTGATCTTGACGCGCTTCTCTTCAACGGAATTACCCATGCGCTCAAAATCAAATGTGAGGACTACTTTGCCTTTGTTGCCGTTGTTCAGAACGCCAAGCGCGGTGGTATTAAGTGCTGCCGCGATTTTGTTCATGAACACGCCGGCATCCAGTTCGCCAAGAAAATCTGGCACTACGGTCATGCGGTCATTACTCATGGTTTTACCCTCGTTAAGGCGGCTGCAACCGCCGAACTTTCTCCATACACAACAGAGAAGGGCACCTGCATTTGTAGGCGACTGCAACCGCCATCCTCTTGCCCGGGTGGATTGGGTTATGAGCCCGTCGCCCGGTGATGCCCTTTTCTGTTGTGCCCTGAAAAAGGCTGGCGGTTACCGGACAAGTGGGAAAACACCGGGCCGCCAGAATAGTGATACAAGGCATTTGTTATCTTCACCAAACGTACCAATGATTACGTTTGATAATTTAAATGTACCTTTAGTTACCTTGGCGGTCAAGCGGGTAATGTACTTTATGTTACCTTTGAACGTGTAAAAAAGCCGAGGCTATGCTCGGCTCCTAATTTTGAAGGGATTAGATGTTTTGAGTGATTTGTACAACTTTTCCGACAATGCGACAGTTACCATCAATTTGAATTGGCTTAAATAACGGATTCAGTGGCATTAGGTATGAGTAGGGGCTATCCCAAACTAATTTTTTAACCGTTGCTTCTGAAGTCCCATCCAAAATAGCAACAACTATTTTCCCATATAGATCATCAAGCTGCCCATAATGGGGCTCGACTATAACAATAGAACCTTCAGGTATAGATGGAAGTCCTTGCGGGTTAGTCATCGACTCCCCGCGGACTACTAACCCAAACGCTTCATCCGATACATTTGCAGTTGTTTGAGTCCAGGAAATCACGTCTGTAAGTCTTGAGCAGGCATAGCTTTCCGTCCATAAACCGGCTTGAACTGCCGATATGATCGGTACAGCTACAGGGGGTTTCAAAAAAGGTACGACGCGCGTGTCGTCAATGGCCTCATCACCGCTTCCATAGAGTATCCACTCTGGTGTTGTTGATAGAGCCTGAGCCAACTGGTGAAGGTTCTCACCATCAGGCTTAGTCGTGCCGTTTTCCCATTTTGTAACCGATACACGGCTTACACCAAGCTTTTTAGCCAGTGCTAGTTGGGTTATATCCAGCTGGATTCGTCTGGATCTGATGCGGTCTTTCATCTCTGTTTTCATGTAACCAATGTTACACCCTTTTTCTGTAACTGTTGTTTGCTATTTAATGTACCTTTTGTTACCTTTATCTCATTCATTACACCGGAGGAACTATGTATAAGTCCGAAGTCGTAAAGCATTTTGGCGGTATCTCTAAAACCGCTGTTGCTTTGAATATCTCACACCCTGCCGTATGTCGTTGGGGAAAGGTCATCCCTGAGAAGCAAGCCTTCGTAATAGAGAGAATTACTAATGGGAAACTTAAGTATGACGCATCCCTGTATCACAAGATTACAGGCGTATCTGCTAACCAGTAACCACAGGAAAAAGGAGTAAGCCGTGGGTAACGAACCTATTTGGAAAGTCGAACGTCAGCCTTCTTGGCTGGTGGTAGCGATTAAAAAAACGATTACCGATCTGCATGGTGGATATGCTGAGGCGGCGGAATGGTTGGGTGTGACAGAGAACGCATTGTTTAACCGCCTTCGCGTTGATGGTGACCAGATCTTCCCACTGGGCTGGGCAATGGTTTTACAACGTGCTGGTGGTTCAACTCATATCGCTGATGCCGTTGCGCGCCATTCTCAGGGCGTATTTGTACCACTGGCAGATGTTGATGATCTGGATAACGCCGATATCAACCAGCGCCTGATGGAGTCCATCGAATGGATAGGTCGTCATTCTAATTTTGTGCGTAAAGCCACGGCTGATGGGGTAATTGACGCAGATGAGCGTGCTCAGATTGAGGAAAACAGCTATCAGGTTATCGCGAAGTTCCAGGAGCACGTAGCGCTTCTTTATCGAGTTTTTTGTGTCGCTGAAAAGAGTGACGCCCGCGAGTGTGCAGCTCCGGGCGCCTTGGCGAACAACTCTTCGAGTATGGAGAAATAATCCGCATGAGCAGTTTAACGGCTTTTAACCGTCTACCGCAACTCAGGATGATCCCGGTTTCGGGTACTCCGTTGTTTCGGTATGAACGCAGATTATCAAACCGCTTGGTTCCGTGTAACCACAGTAGGGCGGTTTCAATTGTGGGGGTCTACAACCGGAGGGCAAAACGCCTGTGCGCGAACTTAACCGAAGGTTCAAAGACCACCGCGGAGTGCCAGTCCGTGTTATCCGCTGGGAGCCAGAAACACAGCGCGTTATCTATCTGCGTGATGGCTACCCGCACGAATGCTTCAGCCCACTTGAGCATTTCAGGCAAAAGTTCAGGGAGATAACGGACGATCATGAGCACTAAATTAACCGGCTACGTATGGGATGGTTGCGCGGCGTCGGGCATGAAGTTGTCTAGTGTCGCGATCATGGCCCGTCTCGCTGATTTCAGCAGCGATGAGGGCGTGTGCTGGCCGTCCATTGAAACTATTGCTCGCCAGCTTGGCGCAGGGCCGAGCACGATCAGAACGGCAATCGCTAAGCTTGAAAAAGATGGCTGGCTCACGCGTACACAGCGCCGTAATGGTAACCGTAATGCTTCGAACGTGTACCGCCTGAATGTGGCGAAACTTCAGGCTGCCGCATTTTCTCAACTGTCAGATTCTGACACGTCAAAATCTGACGCATCAAATTTTGACGCCTCAAAAACTGACCCGTCGAAATCTGGCAAAAATGGCGGTTTTGACCCGTCAGAATCTGGCGGGGATCCGTCAGTAAAATCAAAACAAGATCCACAAGTAACTTCAAAACTCTCTTGTCCGGTTGCGGCGCAACCAGACCCTGAAGTTGTGATTACCGACCAGGCAATTTTGGTTTTGACCCATTTGAACCAGATCAGCGGATCCCGGTATCAGAAATCCAAAACATCCCTGGAGAATATCCGCGCCCGACTGCGTGAGGGATACAGCGTTGCAGACCTGCAACTGGTTATCGACCTGAAGCATGAGCACTGGCACGAGAACGACGAGCAGTACCAGTACATGCGGCCGGAAACGCTGTTTGGCCCGAAGAAATTCGAGAGCTATCTGCAAAGCGCTACCCGCTGGGAGCAGAAGGGACGGCCTAAACGCGCTGACTGGGGTGCGAAAAAGCGCGATGTGATGGCTTTTGGTCCGGTTGATACAACGATTCCAGAGGGGTTCAGAGGATGACGTTAAACAAATATTGCCAGGCGCTGGTGGCACTACGTAGCCAACCAGCCCACGAATTGAAAGAAGTTGGCGATCAGTGGCGAACACCGGATCTACTGTTTTGGGGGATCAACGCGTTATTTGGTCCATTAGTTCTGGACTTGTTTGCTGACGACGACAACGCGAAATGCCCGGCATGGTACACCGCCAAAGATAACGCGCTGACGCAGAACTGGTCTGAACGTCTGGCAGAACTGGGTGGCGCTGGCTATGGCAACCCACCGTATAGCCGTTCGCAGTACCACGAGAAACAGGCGATCACTGGTATGACGCACATCATGAAGTACGCAGCAGCCCAGCGCGAGAAGGGCGGTCGCTATGTATTCCTGATAAAAGCCGCGCCGAGTGAAACGTGGTGGCCGGAAGATGCCGATCACATTGTATTCATTCGCGGGCGCATTGGGTTCGATCTGCCTGTGTGGTTTGTACCTGCTGACGAAAAACAGAAGCCCACCAGCGCGTTTTTTGCCGGTGCCATAGCTGTATTCGATAAGTCATGGCGTGGTGAGCGGTTCAGCTACATCAACCGCACAGAACTGGAGGCAAAAGGGCGTGCTTCTATGGCTCTGGCCACGTTTGTCGCCGCGAAGGTTCAGCCACCAGCAGTGCAACCACGTGAAATGCCCGCTGCTGTGCCGCTGTCATTGCCAGAAGTTGAATCACGCATCTGGCCACTTGAGGTGGGTATTGTGTTTAACCAGGTGGAAGGGGCTGACATGCTGGAGGAACCACAGCAGAACAAGCTGAAAGCCAATATCAATCAACTATGGCTGGAACGAACGGCCACCAGCGAAATCATCACAATTGCGCAAGGTCTTGTCGACAGCATGCGGGGGGTAACTCATGCGTGAAACAGTCTTTTATCTCCATGCTGGCATAGCGCCTATTTCGGATGTTGTTCAACGTGTTCGTCACTATAGCGGGAAAGTTGAGGTATGTTTCAGGAATTATGACGGAGGCTTTTAATGAGGCTCATACTCCCATTTCCACCCAGCGTGAACACCTACTGGCGCGCCCCTAACAAGGGGCCGCTGGCCGGTCGTCACCTCATTAGCGCTGATGGCCGTAAATACCAGAGCGCTGCCTGCGTGGCAATCATTGAGCAATTACGACGCCTCCCGAAGCCGTCGACTGAACTTGCAGCGGTAGAAATCACGCTGTACCCGCCGGATGCGCGCCGCCGGGACATCGATAATTACAACAAAGCTCTGTTTGACGCACTGACGCATGCGGGTGTCTGGGAAGACGACAGCCAGATTAAGCGCATGCTGGTGGAATGGGGACCCGTTGTGCCGAAAGGTCGGGTAGAGATAACGATCAGCAGATATGAACCGGCGGGTGCAGCCGCCTGATATGGAGAAAAGTATGAGCCAGTTAGCAACAACAGCATTAACCATGTCCAGCAGTGATATTGCTGAGCTGGTGGAATCACGACATGACCATGTTAAACGGTCCATTGAACGCCTGGCAGAGCGCGGTGTTATTGAACTCCCCCCAATGGGGGAAGTTAAAAATCACCTCAATCAGTCGGTATCGGTTTATCTGATAGGGAAGCGGGACAGTTATATCGTTGTCGCGCAGCTGTCGCCGGAGTTTACCGCGCGTCTGGTTGATCGCTGGCAGGAGCTTGAGCAGGCACAGCAGCAGACGATTCCTCAATCATTCTCTGAAGCCCTACGTCTTGCAGCTGACCTTGCAGAACAAAAACAGCAGTTGACTAACGAACTGGCTGCCGCGGCGCCGAAGGTAGCGTTTGTTGATCGGTACTGTACAGCCAGTGGGTCAATGTCATTCCGCCAGGTAGCAAAACTGCTTAAGGCCAAAGAGCCAGATCTGCGGTTATTCCTCCTTGAGAACGACATCATGTATCGCCTTGGCGGAACGATGACCCCACGGCATCAGCATATTGATGCGGGCCGTTTTGAAGTGAAAACCGGCACATCCGTAACCTCAAATCATGCATTCAGCCAGGCTCGTTTCACGGCGAAAGGCGTGCGCTGGATTGGTGGACTGTGGGCAGAACACATTGCCAGGGGGCAGGTCGCGTGAGAGCTCTGCTTACCCCCGAGATCGCCCATCGTATGGGGATTGTGCTGTTCCGTCCCGGTGCGGAACTGATGCACCTCTTCATGCGTGGTCGCGTTCTGCTCGAGCCTGAACCAGAAGAAATGGCGTCATTCAGTACCGGGGCTGTTCCGGCAGCCATTCAGCCGCTGGCTGATGATCCGGTAATGCGCCAGGTCTTCGGGAATGAGAGGGTTATTCAGCGTGCCGGTGGGCTTCCTTCCCTTGAGCAATGGCTGAGTAATCGGTTTGAATGCCAGTGGTCACATTCAACGTGGCACGACAAGAACTTCACAACAATGCGGCACCCACCAGGATGCATTCGCCTGTGCTGGCATTGCGATCACACTTTGTCGGGGCAGCATACCGAACAGCTTGCAGGTATAGCGGCCGGAAACCTGGTATCCTGGATTCTGGAAGTCATTCGGCGTGATTCTGGTTTTCCCGAGTCGCATATCCTGACGCTTCCGGAACTGTGCTGGTGGATGGTCAGAAACGACCTGGCTGATGTTATTCCGGAAAGCGTTGCGCACAAAGGGCTGCGCCTTCCGGATGAGAAGATCCGTTCTGTCATGAGGGAAAGCGACATAGTGCCTTCCTCGTCAGCAACCAGACTCGTGCAGGAGAAGGCGAAGAAGATCCTCACGCTCTCTGTTGATCCGGAGTCGCCAGAGTCTTTTATGCTCAGGCCAAAACGTCGCCGCTGGATAAATGAGACGTACACCCGCTGGGTTAAAACACAACCCTGTGAGTGTTGCCGACGGCCAGCAGATGATCCGCACCATATCGTAGGGCACGGTATGGGGGGGACAGCAACAAAAGCCCATGACCTCTTCGTGATCCCTCTGTGCAGAGAGTGCCACGACGAGTTACACGCCGATGTACCGGCATTCGAGCAGAAGCATGGTACGCAGCTTGAGTTGCTACTGCGTTTTATTGATCGGGCGCTGGCGATCGGCGTAATTGCGAAAGCTTAAGTGTATGGAGAAAAAAATGCGTGATATTCAAATGCTGCTTGAAAGATGGGGAGGGTGGGCTGCCAGTGACAGTTCTGGCGTGGACTATTCTCCTATTGCTGCAGGATTTAAGGGACTGTTGCCGCAAACAGGTAGAGCCAGACCGTCATGTACTGACGATGATGCTCTGATCATTGAAGGTTGCTTGGCGCGGTTGAAAAGCCGGAAACCATATGAGCATTCACTGCTTGTAGCTCACTATCTGTATGGAATATCCAAGAGGAAGATCGCAAAAGTGCGTAAAAAAGATGAGAAATTGATACGGATCGAGATACAGATGGCAGAGGGGTTTATTGATGGCTGCCTTTCAATGTTGGATGTAAGGCTTGATATGGATGAATAACTAATTGTTAACATTATGCCCCGTGTAGGGGCCTAATGTTACAAGTGAGGGAAAATTCTACGCAGCACTAACCAACACCTACCAAATGTACAAAGTGAAAGGAGCAGCGAAGACAATCCTAACAGGAGAAATAAAAAATCAATTGGTTGAGCAAAGACTTTAACATCCTCTGGTAAGAACATAGCGATCAGTGGAAACAAGCAGGCCACAATCAGCGTCAACCCTGTTGATAGCAAGCGATTTATCAATGTTGGTAATATGTTATTCCTTTTGAGGGCGTTAATGGCCCCATCTTTGTCACTATCTGCGCTACTGAATATAGATATAGCGGCGAGAACAAACCCAAAAAGAATTCCTGAAATTGTCGAAAGCACACCTGCTGTAGTTAACACATCAGCATGTTTCATAGGCTTAAACAGTTTTGTCGCTGCATAAGTAATCAGAACTAAGAGGACCACTTTCCAAAAAAGAGTTAGAAATTCTCTCATTTTGTCCTCCCTTTTGCGTTACTGGTTTTTTTTTGCAAGCTCATACTGTGCAAGGTAATTTGCATTATCAATTTTAGCAGATATCATCGCCGTCCTGATATCAGAATCAGAAGGATAGCCGCTTTTTACTACTATAGTTTTCGAGCCTATGAGCACTTGATCAAGTAGGCTTTTTGGCGCTGTATCTGATGGTTCTGTTACATCAATTTTCTTGATTTTTAGCCCGCCAGAGCCTTTGGGGAATAGTTCAAGCAGTTCTTTAATAGCATCAGTAACTGATGATTTAAGATAGTTGAAACCTGCTCTTTTGGGACGAATGCGACCGCGCATGTTGAGTCTCAGATGTGAGCCGCCCATACCAACCACCATATCAATGATGTCATTAGTAAGGTCATTCTTAATCTGATAATTAGCTTTATTGAAATTTCTTGGCGCTGCGACAGTGAGGTCAAAACTGCGAAGGATGTTCCCATCTTCAAGAAGTTCCTTCATGCTCTCGTGCTTCCAGATAGCCTCGAATGTAACATTTTTCATTTGTGTCTTGTTGTACAAAATGAAAGATAAATCATTCACTTTGGGGCCTAAATGGTTGAGAGTCATTGCTAGTAAATCTGTTTCAAAGTAGTAAATAAAATATGTCCGTTCTACTACTGAATCTTTATCGCTAAGCGGTATCGTTCGCTCGCTTCCTGTGGTGCCATCCTCGATAAAAGGTAAGAGACAATCACGCCTCCACGAGACATACCCAAAATAACTCTGCTGCTTATCATCCTTTTCAAGAATGACAAGTTTTAAACCACGGTTTTGGGTTTCTGCTGTCACCACTAAAGGGAATGTAATCGGAGTCGTGTTTGTCATTTGCTCGAATGCAAGTTTTGCTGTAGACAGACCGTCTTTTTTACTTCCATTTCCAGTGAAAAAGCCAACTCTTACGCGACGAGTTTTCTTCTTATCTTCTGTAGTCATTATCAATCCGATGAGAATTTCTGATAAACGGATGAAAAATACTATAAATAATTGAGAAGATCATTAGCGCGGTCCGCAAAAAGTGATGTAACGTGTTAAGAGTGGTTACTTGGTCACATTGCTTAATCATCAAATTCAGCTTCTGAGTTTTGTTTTAACGATGCTGGATTGTGCGACTTATCTCTCTGAAACTTATCTTTTTTTCCTTGACTATGAATTTTCTATCTAAGGAGGTTCTATGTTGGGAGTGTGTTCTTGTGGTGGTAGGCTTGATGAGTCGCAGTATTCCACCGATAGCCTAGGTAATACGTTTAAATCTTGTCCAAGATGTTCGCAGATTTCCGGGCATCACGTTTTCTATCTTATTGAGGAGTTTGGCGAGAGGGATATGGGGGATGGCAGAGTTATAGTGCAACCATATTGCCCATCGTGCAGAAACTACCAAGAAAGATCATTAGTTCCTGCGTTTGAATGCAGTGGTTCATAATCACAACATTCAATATAAGACCACCTTCGGGTGGTTTTTTTATGACAAATCAGACATGCGCGGCGCATAAAGGCGCTGGTGGTCGCAGAATGGAATTCTTCTCTTGCTGGTGCAGCCAACCAGAGTTATCTGTATGTCACTCTATTTATTTAAGGGTAAAAGGCATGCTAAATCAGCAAGATATGACAGAAACCGCGAAGGCTGTTTTCAATGAGTTAAGCGATAAACCAGCAACGGCTGGGGAGATTGCACAGAATACCCACCTCAGCCGCGAACGTTGCCAGCTCATACTTACGCAACTGGTGATGGCGGGGTTATCTGATTACCAGTTCGGATGTTATAAACGTCTCCAGTAATGGGGGCTTTCTGCTGTGGAAATGGGCGGCTGGTGGGTGTTAGCGCACCCGGCCAGCCATCAGCTCATGCTTTCAGGTCACAAGCTAACCAAGGCCCACTGCTTTAGCGCAAAAGCAACGTGAGCCTATCAGAGTTACGCTTACTGATCTATGAAAAATACTGTAAAAATAAACAGTGTTGAATTAATCAACGCTGATAGCCTGCATTACGTCGCCACCCTCCCGGATAACTCTATTGATCTGATAGTTACGGATCCGCCGTACTTCAAAGTGAAGCCCAACGGCTGGGACAACCAATGGAAGGGGGATGAGGACTACTTACGCTGGCTTGATAGCTGTCTGGCTGAGTATGCTCGCGTTCTTAAACCTGCTGGCAGCATCTACCTGTTTTGCGGTCACCGACTGGCCTCAGACATAGAGATTATGATGCGTACCCGGTTCAACGTTTTGAATCACATCATTTGGGCAAAACCATCGGGCCGCTGGAATGGATGTAATAAAGAAAGCCTGCGCGCGTACTTTCCATCTACGGAACGGATTTTGTTTGCTGAGCACTATCTTGGGCCGTACACAGGTAAAGAGGATGTTTACGAAAGGAAAAGCACAGAGCTAAAGCAGCACATTATGACGCCGCTGATTGATTACTTCCGTAATGCCCGTGAATCACTGGGTGTCAGCTCGAAAGAAATAGCTGAGGCAACCGGAAAGAAAAACATGGCATCACACTGGTTTGGTGCAAGCCAATGGCAACTACCAAATGAAGTGGACTATAGAAAGTTGCAGGAACTGTTCACGCGGATCGCTATCGATAAGCACATTCAGCAGAAGCTTGAACATCCTCACCACCAGCTGGTGGCTACCTATCAGTCATTAAACCGCAAGTATTCAGAATTGCTGGAGGAATACAAAACCCTCCGGCGCTGCTTCTCTGTTTCCGCTCTTGTTCCGTATACCGACGTATGGACGCATAAGCCTGTGCAGTTTTATCCAGGCAAACATCCATGTGAAAAACCTGCCGACATGCTGAAGCAGATCATTAGCGCCAGCAGCAGACCAGGGGATATCGTTGCCGATTTCTTTATGGGCTCAGGTTCAACTGTGAAAGCTGCAATAGAACTTGGTCGTCGGGCGATCGGGGTAGAACTGGAAGCTGACAGATTTATTCAGACCACCGAAGAGGTGGAAAAATTGAGCAAAAAATAACGATCATCACGCCCCTGTGGATGTGGTGATCACCATTTTCAGGCACCGGGAATCATCCTTACTTTTATTTGAACAAAAGAGCCCGGTTGCCTGATTCCACATCCCCTCATTTCTGAGAGGAATCACAGCAATTAAGAGGGGGCTAAATGTCCGATCCGATTTCCGGTACTGGGCTGGCTGGTGGTGTCCTGACGGGAGCCAGCGTCTATGGATTTCTGTCCGGAACCGATTATGGTGTGGTGTTTGGCGCATTTGCCGGGGCTGTATTTTACATTGCAACCGCAGCGGATCTAAGTGCAGCGCGCCGACTGGCATATTTTCTGGTTTCGTATATCGCGGGGATCCTTTGTTCCGGGCTGGTGGGTTCAAAGCTGGCTCAGGCTACCGGCTACAGTGATAAACCACTGGATGCCATTGGCGCCGTAATCGTTTCTGCTTTAGCCGTGAAAATCCTGACGTTCCTGAATAATCAGGATGTTGGCTCGCTGGTGGCGCTGATAACGCGCCGGGGAGGTTCAGGTGGTACAAAATGACCCATCGGCAACTTTAAATGCATTGCTTTGCGCTGGGGTAGTGCTGACCCTGATGTTTTATCGTCGTGGCGATTCGCGACATCGACCATGGATATCTCGCCTGGCGTGGCTGCTTACGGTCATCTACAGCGCAGTTCCGCTGGCATATCTGTGCGGCATCTACCCTTATTCATCGTGGGCCACTATCGGGGCCAACATTATTTTCCTGTCTGTGCTGGTTGCCGTCAGAGGCAACGTGGCACGCCTGGTTGATCATCTGAGGCAATAATGAACCAATCACAATTTCAGCAGGCGGCTGGTATCAGCGCCGGGCTTTCTGCACGCTGGTTTCCGCACATTGATGCTGCAATGAAAGAGTTTGGAATCACAGCAGTTAACGATCAGGCCATGTTCATTGCACAAGTTGGGCATGAATCTGCTGGTTTTACCTCGCTGGTCGAGAGCTTCAACTACTCGGTAGACGGGCTGAAGAAAACCTTTGGTAAACGCCTGACGCCGTATCAGTGTGAAATGCTGGGGCGTGTAGATGGTAAGCAGGTGGCCCACCAGCCGCAAATAGCCAATCTGGTTTATGGTGACCGCATGGGGAATAACAGCCAGGGTGACGGCTGGAAATATCGAGGTCGTGGCCTGATTCAAATCACCGGCCGCGAGAACTACGCCAAATGCGGTGCGGCGCTGAAGCTTGATCTGATCAGCACACCAGAGTTGCTGACACAGGAGAAGCATGCAGCTCGTTCTGCTGCCTGGTATTTCACATTACGTGGTTGCTTGATGTATTCAGGTGATGTTGTCCGTGTAACGCAGATCATTAACGGTGGCCAGAATGGACTGGCCGACAGAAATAGTCGTTATAACAAAGCGCGGGCGGCGTTGCTGGTATGACAGCTGTCTTTGCTTTTGTTAAGGCGCGGTGGAAAACAATCATTGTTTTGCTGATGTTGGCTGGTGCATTTCTTGCTGGGAACGTCTGGAGTGAGCGGGGCTGGCAAAAGAAGTGGGCTGACCGTAATAGCATGGAATCTTCACAGGAAGCGAACGCGCAGACTGCCGCACGCTGGATTGAACAAGGGCGCATAATTGCCCGTGATGAGGCTGTAAAAGATGCACAAGCACAAGCCGCTAAATCTGCTGCCACTGCTGCTGGCCTGTCTGCCACTGTTAGCCAGTTGCGCACCGAAGCAACAAAGCTTGCCGCACGCCTGGACGCCGCAAAGCACACCTCAGATCTTGCCGCTGCCGTCAGAAGCAAAACAGCCGGAGCCGACGCCGCAGTGCTCGCCGACATGCTCGGACGCCTTGCAGAAGAAGCTCGATATTATGCTGAGCGATCTGACGAAAGCTACCGGGCTGGAATGACATGTGAGCGTGTTTACGACTCAGTGAGAGAGTCAAACAATAGCAGGTATTCTCCCAGAGCAAGGGATAATGCTATGTGATACATCGTGATTATTCGTTAGACTTCTCCTACCGTTAGGGATGAGGTCACCAAATGAAAATCAGATATGTAATTGCGTTAACATTATCATTGCTCGTTGCCGGTTGTGATGACGCGCCAAAGTTTGATGGTTCAAGCCAGGAATCTTTGCGTTACTCTGGCGAGAAGGTTGTTGAGTCACTTTCTGATGCAAAGAAAGAAGAACTTAAATCGGCAATTCTGGACACTTTAAGTTATTACGATGCTCAAGCCATCATTAATAACGATGGCAGTTATTCTTCCGATAAAATGCGTTTAGTCATATTGAATGGAAAGACTGCTGAACAGATTATTTCAGAGGCCGATGGCTATCGGGAAAAGAAAGAGCAACTACTAAAAAAACACCAACTGAATTAACGACAATGGGCCGCATTTAGCGGCCTTTTTTACACCCTTCAATTGATAATTACTATCATTTGCGCGGGTCCTCCTGGCGATTCTGAACACCGAGGGGGCGAGGACACGCGGAAAACGGCTGGTTTTTTGCATTTTATCGACATCATCATCATTCCCTTAACTTGTTGATATTTCAGTCGTGAAATTATTCACGATGTCGAAATGGTTAAATATTGTTCATCATCATGGATAACGAACTGAAAAACCTTCGTCTCAACATCAATCAGTTGGCAGCAGTGACCGATCTTCATCGTCAGACGATCGCAAGCAGGCTGAATAACGTTGAGCCTGCCCCTGGCAGTAATTCTCGTCTCAAGCTTTATTCTGTTGTCGATATTCTCCGGGAACTGCTGGGCCGAACCACGGCACCCGAGCTGGTGGATATCGATAAGATGTTACCGCCGGATCGAAAGGCGTGGTTTCAGTCCGAACGCGAGAGGCTTAAATTCCAGCAGGAAACAGGTGAGTTAATCCCTGCATCGACAGTGACCCGAGAATTTTCATCGATGGCAAAAGCCGTCGTTCAGGTACTGGAAACGCTGCCGGATATTCTTGAACGTGATTGTGCGATGACGCCTGCAGCCGTCGTTCGGGTGCAAAAAGTCATTGATGACCTGCGGGATCAGATAGCCCTGAAGGTTGAGCAGGCAGATACGCCGGAACAGGAGGACAGTTCGCCAGAAGAGGAGTAAGCCATGCGACAGGCCACGGCGGCGGAGCTAAGAAAAAACACTGCCGGGATCATCAGAGCACCGCGTCGAATGCCTGTAGCCGAAGCCGTACATAAATATATGCGTGTTCCGGTCGGCGTGGGTAACTCCGTTGAGTGGGATCCTAATCTTGCCCCTTATGTTGTGGAGCCGATGAACTGCCTGGCATCACGCGAATATGATGCTGTCATTTTTGTTGGCCCTGCCCGAACGGGTAAAACCATTGGTCTGATTGATGGCTGGGTGGTGTACAACGTTGTCTGCGATCCGTCTGACATGCTCATCATTCAGATGACGGAAGAAAAAGCGCGTGAACACTCAAAAAAACGTCTGGCCCGAACATTTCGTGTCAGCCCGGAGGTGGCATGCCGGCTGAGTCCTTCACGCAATGACAACAACGTGCATGACCGGACTTTCCTTGCCGGGAACTACCTGAAGATAGGCTGGCCGTCTATCAACATCATGTCGTCCTCAGATTTTAAGTGTGTGGCGCTGACGGATTACGATCGCTTCCCGGAAGATATCGACGGGGAAGGGGACGGATTTTCGCTTGCTTCAAAACGTACCACCACCTTTATGTCGGCAGGGATGACGCTGGTCGAGAGTTCACCGGGCAGGGAAATCACCAATACGAAGTGGCGGAGAAAGTCACCTCACGAAGCCCCTCCCACGACCGGGATCCTTTCTTTATATAACCGCGGCGATCGTCGTCGCTGGTACTGGCCATGTCCACATTGCGGGGAATACTTTCAACCGGCCATGGAGGCGATGACAGGCTACCGGGAAACGTCTGACCCGGTAAAGGCCAGTGAAGCGGCGCATATTGATTGTCCGCATTGTAGCGGCATGATTACCGCTGACAGGAAGCGGGAACTGAACGGAAAGGGTGTCTGGTTACGAGAGGGTCAGACTATCGACCGTGAGGGCAACATCACCGGAGAAGCCCGACGCTCGCGCATTGCCTCGTTCTGGATGGAGGGACCTGCGGCGGCATACCAGACATGGGCGCAACTGGTTTACAAATTACTGACGGCGGAACAGGACTATGAGGCCACCGGCAGCGAAGAAACACTCAAGACGGTAATTAATACTGACTGGGGGCTGCCTTATCTTCCCCGTGCAGCCAGTGAGCAGCGACGTGCTGACGTGCTGATGCTGCGGGCAGAAGACTATGGCAAACGGCTTGTGCCGCCGAAAGTCCGTTTTCTTCTGGCGTCGGTGGATGTGCAGGGTGGGAAGAAGCGCCGTTTTGTCGTCCAGATCATCGGGTACGGTGAAAACGGCGAACGCTGGCTGGTGGACCGCTATAACATCCGCCAGTCCCTGCGTTGTGATGAAAATGGTGAGGCACAGCAGGTGCATCCCGGATCCTATCCGGAAGACTGGCAACTGCTCATCACGGATGTCCTCGAAAAAACCTATGCGTTGCAGTCAGACCCTTCGCGACGGATGCCCATTCTTGCAATGGCTGTCGACAGCGGCGGGGAAGATGGGGTAACGGATAACGCCTATAAATTCTGGCGCCAGTGTCGTCGTGACGGACTGGGTAAACGGGTTTACCTGATAAAAGGTGACAGCACCCGACGCCAGAAAATCATTACCAAAACGCACCCTGACAACACAGGCCGAAGCGATCGCCGGGCGGATGCGCGTGGTGAGGTTCCGGTATATCTGTTGCAGACAGACCTGCTAAAAGATCAGCTCAGTAACAACCTTGAGCGTGAAACACCCGGTGCCGGTTATATCCATTTTCCTGACTGGCTGGGGGAGTGGTTCTACGAAGAACTGACCTACGAAGAACGCGGTACGGACGGAAAATGGCGCAAGCCCGGAAAAGGCAATAACGAAGCCTTTGACCTTTTCTGTTATGCCCATGCTGTCGCTGTCCTGCGTGGTTATGAAAAAATCCGGGACTGGGAACAGCCACCGGCATGGGCAGCCGCTCAGGAGAGTAATTCAAACATCATTGACGGGGATCGCCCCAGGGAGATTGCTGTGAAAAAAGCGGTACCTGTACGTTCGTCTCCTGTTTCTGTAACTGAACAGCCCAGCCCGCTTTCTGGTGGTTGGCTGGGTGTCAGTGACAACGGAGGCTGGCTGTGACGAAATCAGAAATTCAGCAGATGCTGGTAACTGTGCGCCAGGCTTACCGGGATTCTCTGGACGGTAAAAGCGTGTCATTCACGGGGGTTAATGGCCGGGCAATTACCAACCATGACCCCAAAGCCCTGCGTGACGAGCTTGAATACTGGGAAAGGCGCTGGCGCGCTGTCTCAAACCGCAGCGGCTCGTTCAAACTCGCTAACTTTCTGTAAGGCAAATCATGGGATTTTTTGAAAAGGCACTGGGCGCAATATCGCCCGGGTGGGCGGCATCACGCGCACAAAACCGACTCAGACTCAGAGCCTATGAGGCAGCAAATCCGACTCGTCTGCATAAGGGGAAACGTGAATCCCGGTCAGCGGACACCGCTGTATTTGCAGCCGGTACTTCATTACGAGAGCAGGCCCGCTGGCTTGATGAAAACCATGATCTGGTGATTGGTCTTTTTGACAAGATGGAGGATCGGGTTATCGGTGCTCACGGGATCCACGTTGAACCGCAGCCGCTTGATCTTGAGGGTAATCTTCACTCTGAGTTTGCTGGTCAGTTATCCGCGCTCTGGGCGGAATGGTCGGTTCGTCCGGAAGTGACCGGGATGTTTACCCGTCCGGAAGCAGAGCGGCTTTTGTTACGTTCAGCACTGCGTGATGGTGAAGTGTTTACACAGATGGTGCGGGGAAATGTAGCCGGTTTGCAGCATTCAACCCAGGTACCGTTTTCTCTTGAACTGCTGGAGGCGGATTTTGTTCCGTTTAACCTGAATAGTACCTCCGGGCAGCAGATCCGCCAGGGGATTATTGTCAATGCCTGGGGTCGACCGACGGGCTACAGAGTTTATAAGAACCATCCTGCCAGTTTTGCGGGACTCAATGCTGATTTAAAAACTGTTTCGGCTGACAGCATGCTGCACCTGGCTATGCGTAAACGGCTTCATCAGTTAAGGGGGATCAGCCTCATCCATGGCGTGATCACCCGGCTCTCCGATATTAAGGATTATGAAGAGAGTGAGCGCGTGGCGGCACGTATTGCGGCGGCGCTGGGTTTCTATATCAAACGTGGGGATGCTCAGTCTCTTGATACAGAAACCGAGTTTTCAACACCGGGTGGACAGCGCCATTACGATATTGCGCCGGGGATGATTTACGACGAGCTAAAGCCAGGCGAGGATCTGGGCATGGTGGAGTCGAATCGCCCGAATGTTCATCTTTATGAGTTCAGGAACGGTCAGATGCGCGCTGTGGCGGCGGGGACTCGTGGCAGTTATTCCAGTATCGCGCGGGATTACAACGGTACCTACAGTTCACAACGGCAGGAGCTGGTAGAGAGTTTTGAAGGTTACAACGTGCTGCAGCAGTGGTTTGTTGGGCAGCAAAGCCGTCCTGTATACCGAAACTGGCTGGCAATGGCGTTGCTCAGCGGCGTTACCATCCCCAAAGATGTCGACAAAAAATCCCTTTACAACGCGCTCTATCTTGGGCCAGTCATGCCATGGATTGATCCGGGAAAAGAGGCTGCTGCCTGGAAGGCAATTGTCCGTGGGGGGGCTGGCACAGAAGCCGAATGGACGCGCGCACGTGGTCAGAATCCGCAGGAGGTGAAACGTCAGCGTCTCCGGGAAACCAAATTCAACCGAGAAAACGGGCTGGTGTTCGACTCAGACGCCGCCAACGATAAAGGAGTGCTCCCTGATGCAGCAAATGATAAGCCCGCCCCGTCACGGGACGATGATTAACCCCCGCGCCAGTGTGGCTGGTATCGATGCCGCAAACGGTCAGTGCTGGTATGAGATTCGCGCACTGGCTGCAGGGCGTGTGGAAATATTTCTCTATGACGTGATCGGCGGCTGGGGGATTACTGCTCAGCAGTTCGTCTCCGACTGTAAGGAGGCCGGGGTGTTTGAGGCCAGCGCCGTCGATCTGCATATCCACAGCCCGGGCGGCGATGTGATGCAGGGATTTGCCATCTTTAACACCTTGTCCCGTCTGAAGGCGAAGCTGGATATCTGGGTGGACGGCGTGGCTGCCAGTATGGCTTCAATGATTGTCTGCCTGCCCGGTGCCACGGTGCATATGCCGGAAAACGCCTGGCTGATGGTACACAAGCCGTGGGGCGGGATCGCCGGGGATTCCGATGACATGCGTGATTACGCTGCCTGGCTTGATCGTAATGAAGCGCTGATGCTCAGTGCCTACATGAACAAGACCGGGCTGGGGCAGGAAGAACTGGAGGCGATGCTGAAAGCTGAAACCTGGCTTAATGGCGCGGAGGCGGTGGAAAAAGGTTTCGCTGACACGCTTGAACCAGAACTGCAGGCCGCGGCCTGTGTGAATCAAAATAAACTGAAGGATTACCAGAATATGCCAGAACAGATTAACAACCTTTTTGGGCCGCGTGCCGAAGCTCCTGTCAGTCAGCCGCAGCCCGCACAAAACCCGGCGCTGCAGGCCGCAAATAACCCACCGGCACAGCAACCCACCCAGCAACCGCTGGCAGGAAATATCGACATTACCGCGCTGGCCGCCCAGCTCCAGCAGCAGATGCAGGTAGCGAATACTCAACGAGTCAGCGCAGTTTCCGCTGTGTTTGATGCGTTTCCTGCTTTCGGTTCGCTGAAAGCGGAATGCATCACGGATATTTCCTGCTCAGCGGAACAGGCCCGCACCAAATTGCTCAGTGCGCTGGCGGCAGGGACTACCCCGAGTGCCGGTCCGGGTGCAGTTCACATCCATGCGGGTAACGGGAATATTGTTGGTGATTCCATTCGTGCGGCGGTGATGAACCGTGCGGGCTATGCGCAGGCGGAAAAAGATAACGCCTACAACGGGTATACCCTGCGCGAACTGGCCCGCGCCTCGCTGGTGGATCGTGGTATCGGTATTTCTGGTGTCGGTACCGCACAGGCGATGGTTGGGCTGGCGTTCACCCATAGCAGCAGCGATTTCGGCAATATCCTGATGGATGTGGCGCATAAGGCGGCATTGCTTGGCTGGGATGAGGCCAGCGAAACATTCGAACAGTGGACCCGTAAAGGCACACTGACCGATTTCAAAACCGCGCACCGCGTTGGCCTGGAATCACTGGCATCGCTGCGTAAGGTTCGCGCCGGGGCGGAATATAAATATGTCACCATTAAAGATCGCGGTGAGCCGATTGCACTGGCCACCTATGGTGAGCTCTTCAGCATTGACCGCCAGACTATCATCAACGACGACCTGGATATGCTGACGCGTATCCCGCAGGCAATGGGGCTTGCTGCGCGAGCCACTGTCGGCGATCTGGTCTGGGCTGTACTGACCAGCAACCCGAAAATGTCGGACGGTAAGCCGTTGTTCCACGCCGATCATGGCAACCTTGTTGCAGCCGATCTGAGTATTGAAGGGCTGGATACTGCACGTAAGGCAATGCTGCTGCAAAAATCCGGCGATCGTCGTCTGAATATTCGTCCGGCCTACATGCTGACGCCAGTGGCAATTGAGTCACGGGCAAACCAGCTGATTAAGTCCGCCAGCGTACCGGGCGCAGACGCGAACAGCGGGATCGTTAACCCGATCCAGAACTTTGTGACAGTGGCTTCTGAGGCCCGCCTGGATGACAGCAGCCCGACGGATTTTTATCTGACTGCTGCGCAGGGGCGCGACACCATTGAAGTGGCCTATCTGGACGGTATCGACACGCCATATCTGGAACAGCAGCAGGGCTTTACTGTAGACGGTGCCGCATTCAAGGTGCGCATTGATGCGGGTGTGGCCCCGCTTGACTGGCGCGGGCTGGTTAAAGTCACCAAAAAATAACGACCGCCGCCTGGCGGTTTTTTTATCCCTGAAGGCGGCGCTGGTCGCCTTTTCCTTTTATGGAGAAAAAACATGGCGAATAACTATCAGCAGGACGGTACCACACTGGATTATCACAATGCGGGTGTTGATGCCGTTTCATCCGGTGCGCTGGTGACGGTCGGCGGAATTGCCGGGGTGGCACACAGCGATATTCCTGCTGGCGAGTGGGGAACACTGCATATGGCCGGTGTTTTTGTGCTGCCTAAAGCGGCAGAAGAAATTGCGGCAGGCCAGAAACTGTATCTGGCTGCCGGCAAGCTGACGGTGGCAAAAGGCGATGATGCAACGCCAAACCCGGTTGTTGGTTCCGCCTGGGGAGCAGCTGAGGCGGATGATGCTGATGTTGCCGTCCGCCTGGGGTTCTGATGAGCCGGTTCCGGGAGCGTTTGGCTAAAGCAGATGCCCGGATTAACCGGGCGTTTGCCGAAGAAGTCCCTGCATGCCTGCAAATGGGTGAAGGCCCGCGTCTGGTGACCGTGATTTTTGAATCACCGGATGCGCTGTCGGGTGTACCGGGCGGCGGGGAAATTCAGAACCATTCCCCGGCGTTCAGTGCAATGACTGCGGATATTTCCGGTCTCGAAAAACATGACGGTGTGGTTATCAATACCATCCCTTACCGGGTGACACATATCGGCGCGGATGAAGAAGGGCGGACCCGCGTCACGCTGGCATATGGGGAACCCGGCAAAACACAGCCTCAGATCGATAAATGGAGCTGATATGGCGCGGGAGTCTCGACTGCGGCGGGATTTACCCGTCGATATTGATGTGGATGTTATCTGGCGAATTGCGGACAGTATCGGTGCGACGCAAAAACAGTTCCGTGCAGCATACTCGCGCGCGCTCAGACGTACTGCCGCCACGCTGCGAAAGAAAGCGATGGCGGATCTGAAAGACGGGCTGGCCCCACGCAGTATGGATCTGGTCCGGCGCCGTCTGCTGTCTTTTCGTCTGGACAGGGGATCACAACTGGATAATTTCCGGCTCTGGTTCGGGCTGAATGCCATTAAGGTGAAAGACCTTAAAGGACGAATCAACGGGCGGCTGCGACCGCACCATACCCGGCGTGACCGCAACACGGGGCGTTTTATTAAAGCGCGCCGCCAGGCAGAAAACGCCGGATTTTCCCCGAAAGGTAATCTGCTGAGCGAACGGTCGTTTGAAAACGGGGAGGTGTCCCGTTCAAAACGGGATAATCGCCGGACGGTGGTTATTCGCGATCCCCAGACCCGCCGGACACGCGAAGCAGAAATAGATATCTACGAACCGATGCTGAACTACATCGAGGACAACGCATTTGCGGAAGCGATGGAGATTTTTATGCATCACTTTGAAACCGACATTCGCGGGCGCGTAAAAGCCCGTATTTCTGTCTGAGGTAACGAACGATGGCCGAGCCACTGTTGCTGGGGCGGTATCACGATGCTGTGACTGACGCATTAAAAAAAATCGGATGGGTGCGTGATGCCGGTGCGTATCCGGAAAGAAATGTTCCCCGCTTTTCGGGCCTGACCACGCCCGCGGTGTATTTCTCGATTAACAGCTGGGAACAGGGTGGAGGTAATGAGGGGCAACTGAGCGTTAACTTAACCTGTGATCTCTTCGTGGTGGTGGATGCCGCCGGATCGGGTGTGAGTCAGCCTGAGATTTTTGTCAGAACCGCTGCGGCCGATATTACCCAGTGGATTGACGGGCAGCAGTTTGGTCTGGGCCATATTGAGCCTGCGGTATTCACCACGGCTGAACGTGATGAGTTTGATCCGCGAATGGATGATTATCTGGTCTGGCGTATTTCATTCACCCAGGCGGCTGCATTTGGTACTGACCCCTTTGCACACAATGGCATGCCCCTGCAGCAGGCCTGGCTGGGTGCTGCACCTGATACGGGCCGTAATCACGTGGATGACTATCAGCTTATCCAGGAGGCTCAGCCCGATGAGTGATATAGAAGGCGACCTGCAGCGCAGACTGGCGAACCTTGTCCGGCGCGGTGTTATTCATTCCGTCAGGCACGATCGCATCCCAAAATGCCGGGTGGATTTGGGGGATATCATTACGACCTGGCTGCCGTTGTGCCAGGGGTTTTCCGGAGCTAACCGGGCGGATTCAAATCCTTATGCCGTGGGGGATGCGGTTACGGTCCTGTCCGAAGCCGGAGAACTCAACAACGGACGGGTGTTTCCCGGCTGGAACACAGGAAAGCTGCCGGTGCCGGAAGGAAGTGACAGCGAGCACATTACGCGTTACAGCGACGGGACCGAGATCCGTTATGACAGGAACGCGCATGCCCTGACGATTACGCTGGCTGATGGTGGAACTTACAAAATTGTCGGTAAAGGCACGCTGGATGGTCCGGTTGAAATTACCGATACCCTGACAGTTCATGGCAAAACCTGGATTAATGCTGACACGTCGGTTGCAGGGAATATCGGGGCGTCAAAGGAGATAACGGATAAATCCGGCAGCATGAGCAAGATACGTGAAGTCTTTAACAACCACGATCACCGCGGCGACAGCGGCGGGCTCACCGATAAACCTAATCAGAAAATGTGACCTGCTGCGGCAGGTTTTTTTATGCCTGGAGAAAAAACATGTCTCAGTTACATGGCGTTGAAACTATTGAACTCACCTCGGGTACGGTGGCGGTTACCACGATTCTGACCGCCATTATCGGCCTGGTGGGAACAGCACCTGATGCGTCGGGGGGAACAGCCGCATCGGGATCATCCGGTACACCCATTCTCGATAACGTTATCGAGTTCACTGCAACCATTAAGGGGCGGGAAGGCAATGTCATCAATGTCTCTGCGCTGGCCGGACAGCCGGCTGCCGAAAATCCTGCTGGGGTTGTGACGTCAGCAAGCTGGGATCCTGAATCGCTGACACTGAAAATCACGCTGGGTTGTGATGAGCATGGCGTTATCACGGCTAAACCCGGAGACGTTGCTGAGGCTGTCGGTGGTGTTGATGGCGCAAAAGTCAGTGCGAGCGGGCGCGGTGACGGGATTGTCCAGCCCTTCAGCCTGCAATTGGCGGGGGGTGAAGATGAACCCTTTCCACTCAATACGCCGGTGGCGGTCGTCGGCACCACGCTGTTATCCCGCCTGGGTGAAAAAGGTACGCTGAAACAGGCACTGACAGACATTAACGATCAGCGTAATGCGCTGACGGTGGTGGTGCGTGTGGCAGATGAAAACGATGTGGCAAAACGACGCGCTGCGGTACTGAAGGGGATCGGCACCCTGTCTTCAGCGAAATCTGTTACCACGTACCAGCCGCGTATTGTGATAGCGCCGGGATTCAGTGAGGACGATGCGGTTGGTAAGGGGCTGGAAACCGTGGCCGGGAAATTGCGCGCCGTTGCATATGTTGACTGCGCCTCCGGTGCGACGCTGCAGGAAGTGGTACAGCGTCGCCAGTCCTATGGCGCACGAACTGAACTGTTGCGCCCGCGGGTCCAGGCAAGCGATGCAGATGGCCAGCTGGTTTATCGGCCTTACTCTGCGTTTGCTGCCGGGTTACGCGCCCGCATCGACTTTGAAAAAGGCTGGTGGTGGAGCAAGTCGAACCAGGACATCAACAACATCCTCGGTGTTGAGCAGATCGATGAATTTATCCTCGGGGATGAGAACTGCGATGCAAACCTGCTCAACATGCAGAACGTGTCCACCATTATCCGCCGGGCGGGTTTTAAACACTGGGGGAACCGTCTGTGTGCAACCAATCCTCAGTGGCGTTTTGAATCTGTCCGCCGTACTGCTGATGTTATTGAGGACAGCATTCAGGAAACCATGCTGGAGTATGTTGACCGCCCACTGGACCGGGAAAATGCGGATGACATTATCGGCACCATCAATGCCTATATGCGGCAACTGGTCGGTCTTGGCGCCATATTCGGTGGGCGGGCCTGGCTGGATGAAGAACTGAACACCGCGGAAACCATGGCGTCGGGTGTCCTGTACATCAACTATGACTTTGGTCCGAAATCGCCGACTGAACTTATCAGCCTGCGCGTCCGGGTGAACAATAACTATGCGCTTGAGGAGATGCTTGCAGCATGAGCGATAAAAACACACTACGCGTCTGGACCTTCTTCCGGCAGGGGATCCGTATCCAGGGGGCGCATGAATTTACGCCGCCGTCTCTGGCTATTGTTAAAACGGATTTGCGTACCGGCGCACAGGATGCGCCCACCCCGGTTGATGACGGCATGGAAGCACTGACCTGTCAGGTTAAATTTTATGGGATAGATACGGATATGCTGGCCAGCTTTGGTTTTGTCAGCGGCAGCCGTTCACGCTTTACGGCTTATCAGGGCTATCTCGGTAACGGCACTGCGCGCGGTACGGTTGAGGAAATTGAGGGGTTTGTACAGACCGTCACACCAGATGCGCGCAGTAAGGACACGCTTTCCGAAAATGCCGTGACGGTTGATATTGCTGTCAGCTACTACCGTCAGTCACTGGACGGGCGCGAACTGTTCGCCATCGATACAGAGCGTTTCGCCCGCCGGGTAAATGGCGTTGATGTGCTTTCAGGCCTGGCTGCAAAAGTGCGTCTCTGATTTTACTGTTATCCCACCACTGTAACGGCCTGCGGGCCGTTTTTTTATGGAGCACCCTATGAGCTTTCCTGGCGAAACCCGCGTTATAAAACTGTATTCCCCCGTATCGCTTGATAGCGGGGTTGTGATCAATGAAGTCACCATGCGTGAACCGCTGGTTCGCGATCGCATCACTCATGCCAAAGACCGCGGCAACGAAGAAGAGAAAGAAGCCCGCATGATTGCGCTGCTGTGCAATCTCAGTGAACAGGATCTCTGGCTGATGACGGCGGCAGATTACTCACAGCTGACGGATGCCTTTAACGTTTTTATGCTCCCGCCCGCGAAGCGACCGAAGGCGGACTCCTCCGGGCAATAAGATTTCTGGGGCGGCGACTGCATTTTCCGATGACGGAATACCTCGATATGCCGTTCAGCACTTTCTCTGATTTTTTGACCGACGAACTGGAGACGATAAACCATGGGCGGAATAAGCCAGAACCTTAAGGCCGTCATTACCTTTGGCGGAAACCTGGATAATTCATGGAAACGATCTGCAGATGGTCTGCAAAAAAGCCTGAAAGATGTCGGAAAGCAGTCTGAACGACTGACAAAAGACCAGACCAGACTGGCAGCAGAAATCAAACGCGCCAAACTGGCCGGTGAAAGCCTGGGAGATTTGAAGCGCCGCTATACCGATGTTTCCAGGGAAATCCGCAAAACGGAGGCGGAACAGCAGAAACTGAATGTACAGATGCAAAAAGCACAGCGCATTCAGGCGTTCAAGGGTGCCGGTAAAGGTCTGTTCCGGCGAGGTCTGGGGATCGCCGGCCAGGTGGGCGGGATGTTTGGATCCGGGCTGGCTATTGGCGGTGGCGGTGTGGTGGCTTCAGCACTTGGCACACTGATAGCACCAGCCGCCACCAATGCTGAAACGGCAACCCGCACTAATGTCGCAAAAAGTTACGGCGTGGACGTGGCCACGTTTAATGCCTGGGATTCTCTGGCGAAGCAGTACGACATGAATGCGGAAAACATTGGCGATCTCTTTGAAGAGTATCTGCACAAATCCGGGGAGTATAAACAGAACGGTAAGCAGGGCTCACTGCAGGATGCGTTTGAAACGCTCGGTTTCAAAGCGGGGGATTTTGCCGGGCTCAGCGATATGGCGCAGTTCGACAAAATTGTTGAACGGGCGCTCAGCCTTCAGGACGAGTCAAAAGCCTCCTTCGCACTGGATTCTCTTTTTGGCGGGGAAGCGAGCAAACTGCTGATGCTTATCAAGCAGTCTGGCCGGAGCTACCGCGACCTGATGGACGAACAGCGGCGCTACAACCTTGTGACTAAAGAGGGGGCTGATGGGGCGGTTGCGGGTAATCAGGCTATCAATAATCTCCGCACTGTTTTCTCTTCTGCGGTCGCAGAAATTTCCGGGCAACTGGGAAATGAACTGGCGCCGGATATCCGTAACCTGACGAATGATCTTGCCGACTGGTTCAAAGGTGGCGGGATCACGCGCATTGTGACTTTCCTGCGAAATGACCTTTATCCCGGTGTTCTGTCGTTCGGGCAGGGGGTGGTTTTTGTCGGCAAAATTATTTACGCGCTGGCTAAAAAACTGTCCTGGTTGCTTCCGGATGAACGAAATGACCAGCGCGATGTACTGAAAACACTGGCCGGTAATGGAATGAATATGGCTCGCCTCAGAGCTGAACAGACAGGCCAGGGAGAATGGTTTTCGCAGCAACTGGCAACTCATCCTGACTTGCCAGAACAAGTAAAAGAGTCATGGAACGATACCCGTGGATGGTTCGGTCCTGACAGCGACGATGAGGCGTTTAACAAATCGCTTGATAAATACCTGTCACCGGAAGGCGGCGATTCGCTTTTAAACTGGAATGCGGCGCTACAGCAAAACAAGGACCATGTAGCGCAAACCGTTAAAGAAGACCCGGAAGGCAGTGCCGGAGTCTGGGACAAATATCCAAACGATTCCCTTCTTCCCACCGGGAAGCAGGACCAACATGCTACTGCAACAGACAGATTACCTGCTGAGCCTGTGATTCTGAAAGACGAGAGTACGGGCGGTTACTGGGAAAGCCTGCTTCAGAAAATGGATGTACTGGATAAGCAGCCGCCATCACGGCAGATAACCGATAACCGCAAATTTGAATACCACTTCGAAATTAATGCCGCACCGGGACAGGATGAGAAAGCCATTGCCGATGAAGTGACCACGGTGACGAAAAACAATTCTGCCTTCAATGGTGATAACAGCCTTCTGGATGGGGGACTTGTCTGGTGAGTGAAATTATCCCGATATTTGAAGATTCCGGCCAGCGCGGTGCAGGCGCATTACGGGGTGGGCAGGAAGCCCGTGTGATGATGATGCTGGGGAGTTTCGCCTTTTCGATTGATACAGCGGCTTATCATCAGCTTACCCGTGAGGCCAACTGGCGCTGGAGTGAACAGGAACGCATCGGCAAACAGGACCTTCTTCAGTACACCGGAAAGCCGGGGCGTACTGTCAGGCTTGAAGGGCAGTCCCACGCCTTTTTCCGTAAAGGGGTGGATGGCGTGAATGATTTATTTGATCTTGCCGATCAAGCGAAACCCCAGCAGCTTGTCAGCGGAGAAGGCGATGTGCTGGGGTGGTGGGTGGTGACCGACTTTTCAGACACGACGAGTAAGTTTTTACCGGGTGGTGGTCACCGAAACAAAAACTGGACGATGACGCTAAAACACTATGCCGACGATCTATCAAACCCGTGACGGAGATGTACTGGATGCAATTTGTGCCGTGCATTACGGTACTGAAAATCTTTCAGACTCAGTGACTCAGGTTCTTGAGGCCAATCAGGGGCTGGCGGATCAGGGGGCTATGTATCCTTCCGGCCTGTATATCACACTGCCGGATCTGGTGACGCCCGTAGCGGAATCGCCATTCAGTTTATGGGATTGATATGGCAGATCAGACAGCGATGCCGGAATATGCGCCGGCCTTCAGCATTCAGGCCGAAGGGAAAGATATAACCCGGGTGCTGCAACAATGCCTGAGTGAACTGACCCTGACGGATTATGGTGGGGCAACAGCAAAAGCCGATGAACTGAAAATCAGCCTCATCTCTGAAACACTGGCACTACCTACCAAAGGCGCCCGGCTTCGGGTCGCTCTGGGATTCAATGATCAACTAATCGATAAAGGCTGGTTTGTTGTCAGTGGTGTCTCCAGCAGCGGCCCGCCGAGGCGTATTGAGCTTTATGCGACCGCCGCGCCGATGAACGCCCAGAAACAACCCGGAGATGTGACAAGCCAGAAAACCCGGAGCTGGGATAACCTTCGCCTTGCCGATATTGTCAAAACAGTGGCCACCGATAATGGGCTTATTCCCCGCGTGGCCGACGCGCTGAAAGATATTCGTATCAACCATATTGATCAGGTGGCGGAATCAGATGCCAACCTGCTCGCAAGGCTTGCGCGTGACTACAACGCAGTGAGTAAACCATCTGGAGGTTACTGGCTTTTTTTGCAACAGGGAGCCACGGCAACGGCTTCAGGGAAACAGACTGGCGGGATCACCATCACACCGGATGAAGTATCAAACTGGTCCTACAGTGAAGGTGAGCGGGGGAGTTCGACGGGGAAAGCTACGGGGAGCGGAGGAAAAGCCAAAGAGAAAATCGGTGTGCGTTATTACGACGAGGAGGACGGCACGACAAAGACCTCCTCCGTTGAACATGATGGCCCGGCGATGACCAATCCCTATACCCAGTCGGAGAAAAACACCGCCGAGCAACAGGCAAAATCCAGGAAAACACAGGCGAAGCGTAACGAGCAGAAAATGACGCTCACGGGGCCATGTCGCCCCAAACATGTTCCGCTGACAGCAGAAGCAAGTGTGTCGACTTCCGGTTTTGGCTCCCGTGAGGATCGGGCCTGGGTGGTTGAGTCTCTGGTATTTTCTCTGACGTCAGCGGGATTCAGCTACACCTATAACCTTGTCGTGGATATTCGTAAACCCGCAGCGGCTTCGAAAAAATCAGAAAAGCAGGACAAAAAAGGCCCGTCTTACTTCGGTTAACCCTTACGCCATCCGGCGACTCAGCAACGGAATTTAATCATGAACGGTGTAAACAACCGGACCGGAAAACGCCTGTCCGGCATCGCCCATTTGCGCCAGTCCGTCAGCGACATTCTGACCACTCCCATCGGGAGCCGGGTTCTTGTCCGTGACTATGGCAGTGATCTGTTTTCGCTGGTGGATAACCCACGGGATGATTTGACCCGACTACAAATAATCGCCGCATCTGCGACCGCACTGGCCCGGTGGGAGACACGGCTGAAGGTAACACGTGTGCTTGTTTCCTTTCCTGAAGGGGAGTCCGGCTGTGTGCTGGATATCGAGGGGATCAACAAGGAAACCAATTTACCTGTCAGAACGGGAGACATAACGATTTATGGCAAGCAGCTATGACGTGATCAACCTGTCCGAGCTGGACGTACCGGATGCCATTGTGGTGCCGGATGCGAATGAAATATTCACCCGGTGGCTGGCGCGCCTGCGGGAACTAGATAAGCAGTTTGATGCGCTGGTGGAATCCGATCCGACGTTTAAACAGGGGGAGGTGAATGCCTACCAGCTGACGCTGGCGTTCCAGCGGGTTAATGATGCCGTGCGGGCGGTATTTCTCGCGAGTGCAAAAGAGGCAGACCTTGATCAGATAGGCGCCGCATTCAACGTTAAACGGCAGGTGATTAAGCCCGGCGATCCGCTTGCCATACCGCCCGTGGAGCCTGAACTGGAAGACGATGCAGCATTTCGCGAACGTATCCAGCTTTCATGGGCGCAACTGAATACAGCAGGCGCGCGTAACGCATACCGCTTTCATGCGAAGTCTGCCGATACGGATGTGCTGGATGCCGATGCCTATGGGCCGGAAACTCATAACCGGCCAGGCTACGTTGATGTCTATGTCCTGTCACGCACCGGGGATGGTACAGCGGGACAGCCCCTGCTTGATAAGGTTAACAGCACACTGAATGCAGATGAGATCCGCCCGTTAACGGACTATGTGACGGTAAAAAGTGCCACGATTGCAAACTATGCCGTTACGGCGGAGCTGGAGATCCCGGAAGGACCTGACGCCAGTACGGTGCTGAATAATGCCATCGATGTTTTACGGTCATACACCATGCTTTCCCATCGGATTAAAACTGTCATCCCGCTGTCCGCAATTTATGCCGCGCTGCAGCAATCCGGTGTGGTACGGGTAAGGCTGATTTCTCCGGTGACAGATCTGGAAGCGGAAGCGGGTAAAGCCCCGTGGTGTACCGCCATTAATGTCACCCGCAGGGAGGTAAGCAGCAATGACGGCTAAGTTTCGATCTCTGCTTCCTCCTGGCGCATTTCATGAAGAGCGGGCGCAGGAGCAGGCCAGCTCTGAGCAAATCGCCACCCTCGATACCAACATGGTGCGCAAGTCCAAAAATCCTGATACCTGTCCCGCGCATCTTCTCCCCTGGCTGGCCTGGGAGCATGCCGTTGATTTCTGGGATGACGGCTGGACGGAAGCGCAGAAGCGACAGGTGATAAAAGATGCCGCTTATGTTCATCAGCACAGGGGAACGGCCGGGGCGGTACGCCGTTCTCTCGGGTCAGTAAACCTGCCCACGACCGTGGTTGAGTGGTGGGAAGACATCCCGCGCGCTGAACCTTACACCTTCCGGATCGAAGTACAGAGCAGTGAGGGGGTCAGTGACGCTCTCTATCATCAGATCCGCCAGCTTACCGAGCGGGCCAAGAACCTGCGCAGTTATCTGAGCAAAATCGATGTGATGGCGAATGTGGGTATGGACGGGGCTTTTTATATTTCGGGTGCGACAACAGCGCATATCGATGTGGACATTTTTGCCGGGGAATCTCATGGCTGATTACTACTCAATTATCACTAACCGGGGTAAAGAACTGGAGGCAGAGGCGCTGGCCAGTGGTCGCCTGATTGTACTGACTCACTTTGTGGTGGGTGACAGTAATGGCAAGCAGGTCAAACCCGATCCGGCACAAATCCGGTTGATCAATGAAACGTACCGGGGCGATATTGCCGAGCTGGTGGTGTCCCCGGAACAGTCCACACAGCTAATGGCGAAAATCGTCCTGCCGACCGGGATTGGCGGATTTACCGTTCGCGAAGTCGGTTTAATGACTGACGCCGGGGAGCTTTACGCGGTGGCAAACTGCCCATCGATCGATAAGCCTGTTGGCGGTGTCAGCGTTAATATGCAGTTTCGCCTGGCGGTATCAGACACCTCAAATATCACGCTGAATGTTGCAACAGGCGACGGGTTATTCCTGCGCATTGATCAGAACCTGAAAGAGATAAAAGCACGCGGTGCTGAGGCACAAAAAACATCGCGTGAATCCATTGGTGTCCTTGATGGCACGACACAACAAAAGGGGCTTGTACAACTTAACAGTGCGGTGAATAACACCAGTGAAACGCAGGCTTCCACCCCGGCAGCAGTTAAGATCGCAATGGATAATGCGAATGCGCGACTGGCTAAAGACCGGAACGGCGGTGATATTCCTAATGTCGCATTATTTCTACAAAACCTTGGTTTAGTAGACACGATAAATAAAGCAGTTGGATCACTGCAAAAAGACCAGAACGGCGCGGATGTACCACAGCCGGATTGGTTTATACGTAATATCGGAGCTGCGCGTGCTTTCAATGGTGGAATAAACATTGGTGGGGGTGGTGAATGGTGGACACCTGATTTGATCAGCTGGCTTGAAAATCAGGGGGCATTTAATCATCCATACTGGATGTGCAAGGGGGCGTGGTCATACGCTAATAACAGGGTAATTACTGATACCGGGTGCGGGAATATCCAGTTAGCTGGGGCAGTGATCGAGGTAATGGGCCACCGTGGCGCAATGACTATTCGTGTCACTACAGCCACGGCGGGTGCAGGGACACTCAGCACTCAGTTTACCTACACCAATCATGGTGATGACTATTCTCCAGGCTGGAGACGTGATTTTAATACAGCAAACAAGCCAACATCTGAAGATGTCGGGGCACTGCCGATAACTGGCGGCACTGTCAGTGGCAACCTGGGTGCTACTGGTATCGTACAAGCTGGAAACAGTAAAAAAATTGCTCTATCAAGTGAAAATACCGCTGCTAAAAATGCCGATTTTAATCTATGGGGAAATGCCGAGCGGCCTGTCGTTATAGAGATGAGGGACGAGTCAGGCTGGCATTTTTATAGTCAGAGAAATAAAGATGGCAGCATTACTTTTGCAGTAAATGGACAAGTTACACCATTCAACTACGGTAATTTTGATGCTCGTTATCAGCTAAAAGATAACTACGCAACACAGGCATGGGTATTACAAAATTTTGTCCAGAATATCCGACAATCAGGCGTGGCATATATTGACGCTGAAAAAAACTCAGGTCAGCGCCTGGTGCCAGCCGGAGGTGTGCTAATTGGCTCTCAGGTCAATGGGGAATGGGACAATAACGAGGGGTTTTATTACACCTGGATTCAGCAGAATATCAACGGTAACTGGCTCACAATTGGACGGGTATAAATAATGCAGTTTTTTAAAAGATTTACTCGCTATCATCCTGTGGAAGGTGAGCAGGCTGAATTAGCAGAAAAGCACAACGTAATGTTTTTGCGGTCAGAAGATGGAACGGACTGGTATGAAGCACAGAAGAAATTTGCCGCAGATACAATGAAACTTGTCATTGATGACGAGGGAATTATACGCTCTTTTTCCCGTGACATAACGACGCTTTGGCCAGTCGACAAAAGTGTTGCAGAGGTGGAGTACACCATGTCATTCGATGACGTTTGGATCGATGGCGGCTGGCAGTATCGGGACGGGAAAGTATCTCCTCGTGTTTATACGCAGGCAGAGTTAGTAGAGCAGGCCGAAAGAAAAAAATCCAGCCTGCTGGCTGAGGCTATGGCGGTAATTGCTCCGCTTGAACGGGCGGTGAAGCTGGATATTGCTACCAGTGACGAAATCGCCTCGCTTGAAGTCTGGGAGCGCTACAGCGTAATGGTGAATCGTGTAGATACTTCAAAACCTGAATGGCCTACGCCACCGGATATTCAGGCCACTTAACATCTGGTGCTGTAGTTAAATCAAGGCGGCGTAGCGCGGTACGATAAGCCCGTAGCGCCGCCAGTTCTGCTTCTTCCTCGTCTGAGATATCACCGTCTTTTTGTGCGTCCTCCAGCCAGTCAATCCTCGTTGTAACCTCCGCCATAAGGTTGTTTCGTTCGGCCTCGGCGTTTGCCAGATGATCGCGGATTTGCTGCAATTTTCCATCTTTATAAAACCAGTCATCACCCAGCGTGACACGCAAATTAGCTTTTGTTGCAGGAAGCTCAACAACACTCAGGTTAACTGGGAAGAATGCATGAATATTTGTTGTGAACGTTCTTACCATGCCATCATCGTCATAGCCAATTTTCAGCGTCTTTGACTCATCAAATAACTCAATTACGTCATACCAGTCATTACCTTTGTCATCCTGTAAAAACAGAACGTTCTGCCCGTCGATAATTTTTGGTCTGTCGGTGGTATCAGGTGTATATGGGGTGAATTTACCGAAACTCTGCATTTTTATTCCCTTTCAGTTAATTACATACCAAGTGTTATTCACAAGTTTTCGCGTATATCGAACGATAAAATTACCGACGTTGCTGCTCCCACCAACCATATTAAAGTTGTACATAGCTGCGCCATCCGTCCCACGTGGATATCCCCAACCATCCCGGAATCCAACTTCAGCAGGTGCAGTCAGGTCGATATTCTGGACAAAGTTTTGTAATACCCAGGCTTGTGTTGCGTAATTATCCCTTGGCTGGTAACGAGCATCAAAGTTTGCGTAGCTGGCAGGAAATATCTGCCCCCCACATTGCCAGTGCCCATTTTCATCCAGATAAGCTTGCCCATCAGTTCCATTTTCTGTACGGGATTTATTTATCATGTAAATGCCGAACTGATGATTACCCAACCCGCCAAGAATAAAATGTCTGTCCGGGTGTTCTTGCCTGACAATTGCCGATGCGCCGTCCTTATCCACAGGTGTAACGCTGGAAAAACAAATCTGCTCGCGCATGTAAATCCAGCTCCCCGTTGAGCCAAATACCTGCACAGCACCAGGAACAATTCTCATCACCTGACGACTATTGGAATAAACATCAAGAACGCCGTCACCATTCTGTTTAAAACCGGTGTCGTTGTCGCCCAAAGCAATTGAGTTACCGCCGAGGGCGTTCGTTGTTCCAATTCCCAGGCTCCCATTAATAACAGCGTCAACGAGAACATTCAAAAGACCCAATTTAAGCGTCATAAGGTCTTTGGTTGTATTACCTGCAATAGTACGCCATTTGAAATACTCGTCACCATTATCACCTGTTTCAAACCACATATAAGAATCAGTGTCTGAATCCGATTCATTTTTGAACCCGATCTTCGCAAAATCAGTGTTTCTAACCCAGGCAAGGATAGAGTCATTATCAAATGTCAGACCACCAGTCATGTGATCGCCAGATTTTTGCACTGCCCCGGCAGCGCGATTTATGGTTTCTACTAAACCAACGTTTACGAAAATGAATATTTCAGGTGCAAATGGCATGATCCAGGCTTTTAGCGAAGGGATTAATCATGCTGATAGGCTATGTACGGGTTTCAACAAATGACCAGAACACAGCATTGCAGAGAAACGCGCTTGAGTGTGCAGGATGTGAGCTGATATTCGAAGACAAGATAAGTGGAAAAACGTCAGACCGACCAGGCTTAAAAAAGGTGCTCAGAACATTATCAGAAGGTGACACGCTGGTGGTCTGGAAGCTGGATCGTCTTGGTCGTAGTATGCGGCATCTTGTCGTGTTGGTCGAAGAAATGAGGGAACGCGGCATAAACTTCCGTAGCCTGACCGACAGTATAGATACCTCCACACCGATGGGACGCTTTTTCTTTCATGTCATGGGAGCGCTTGCGGAGATGGAGAGAGAGCTTATTGTTGAGCGAACACGGGCTGGTTTAGCAGCTGCGCGCGAAGATGGTCGGATCGGCGGCAGACGGCCAAAGTTAACTGCTGAAGAGTGGGCTCAGGCTGGAAGGTTGATTGCTGCTGGAGAGTCACGAAAACGTGTGGCTATAATTTATGATGTAGGGGTGTCGACGCTATACAAAAAATTTCCTGCGAGGTGTTGAGAAGAGGCCACCGCGTCGTCGTATGCAAGAACGGGCGGCGGCGGACTGGCGAACGTTCGTTAGTGCGAGTATTGAACGATTGCCAGTCACGGTGGATTGTACTTAAGCAATATAACGGTTCAAGGTGTTTAATCTGAAACCAGCCACATATCAGCTTCTTCAAACATTTCCTGAACAGTACGGCTTATCTGTTCCTTCTCATGCTTACTGGCGTCAGTATTGATCGCCGGCAGTGTCATCATCGGTTTTACCCGAACATCAGCATCGGGGAAGATCCGGTGAACCCTCTTAGTTAACTCGCCCAGAATGATATCTTTTGCACCGGGCAGACCATCAAAATTCCTTTTGTCATAAACGAGTTCCACGAACATTGCTTATTGCCTCTTTACTGGATGGATATACAGTATTTATACTGTGTTTTTATCCGGTATTCAAGAGAGGGCGTGATGATGCCACGACGCAGCGATATTGAAATAGCCTGGTATGCTTCGATACAGCAGGAACCAAATGGCCGGAAGACCGTCACCACACAACGGTTTGTCCAGGAACTGAGCAAGGTTAACTGGAACTGGACGATGAAGCAGGCTAACGAATGGATCGAGTGGTATGTGACAACATTCCGCGATGTATCAACGCAGGAAGGCGAGAACCGTACCTTTCAGCTGTTCAATCCAAACGGAGGACTATAGCTATGGGCTTTCCTTCACCTGCGGCAGATTATGTTGAAACACGAATCTCCCTCGATCAGCAGCTAATCAGTCAGCCCGCAGCGACTTATTTCATGCGGGCATCGCGTTCACATTTCAGGGAAGGGATAATCCAGGGAGCGTTGCTTGTTGTGGATGCGTCACTTACTGCCTGCGATGGTTCACTGCTGATATGTGCAATCGACGGGGAATTCAGGATCAAGCGATACCGAACTCACCCTCAGCCCCACCTGATAAATCTGGAGAACGGGAGAAGGGAAGCGCTGCCAGTAGATGATGACGCTTACAGTTCTGCACCCGCTATATTCGGGGTGATCACGTACATCATTAATGATGCCAGGAACGCGGAGTTTGATGACTGCCCGGTAATGTGAATAGTTGAAACTTTACGGTAAAGTCGATGTTTTGTGTCGGGGTTTATCCCCGATTATTCCCCGTTCAGAAAACAGGCATAAAAAAACCAGCCGTAACAGGCTGGTTCTTCGAGGATTTTTGGTCGGCACGAGAGGATTTGGACCTCCGCCCCCCATATTTGCGATAAGTTAGGCCTGTACCAACGCTTCAGTTTCTGTAAGTGAGGTTTGATAGTGTTTTACTGCCTCAGCAAAGGCTTGCGCGGCATCTGCATTTGATACCATATATTCTTCAGTTACCCCTGTTTGAGAATGGAAAGTAATATTTCCATAAATGCAAATAGGGATTTGGTAGTTGTCTTTAAATCGACGGTCTGGCGAGCCATTCTTATTCGTTTTCGCCCAGGTATAACCATCTATGCTTGAGTCACTGGGAACGCCTTCTTCCTCATGGAATCTTCGATATTCTGAACTGATTTGTAATTCGCGTAAATCAATCAGAGCGAACGCCCCATCAGCTCGTGGTATGACTGCAACTCCAGGATAAAGCAAAATATCGTCGCCATTCACATTTTCAAACCGCATCGCGCGCCCTGTGAATTGAATGAGATCCGTTGAACTGAAATCAAAGGTAACCGGGTGACGATTAACAGAACGGGTTGCTAATGTTCTTTCGGCAAACTGGTCTGTAGCTTTATCTGCAGTAATATCCCATTTTTTGACACTCGATTTTAACATATCAAATGCACGGACCATCGCTGCATATGCGCGCTGTGATGTATCACTGCTCTCGAATGTTATGGCTATTTTGGTGTTGTCTTCCCAGGATACTAGGCGAGATATCTCAGCTTGGGTTAGGGGGAGTACTGTCTCAAGTTCTGCGATGCGTCGTTTGTAAAACCAACGGAATAGACTTGATTTGCGTCGAACCAGCTCGCTCTTTTGTTTTGATTCTTCAGCAAGAGCCTCTTGTAGATCTGCTTTTATCTCTGCCCTTTGTTCTCGCGCTTTAGCAATCAAATCTCGTAAAGGTAAAAGGGAGGTACTGGTCAGGACTTCAACCGAAGCGCTGGATATTTCATTCATGCCAGCCATTGGCATATATATTTTAGCGTTCGATGGCGTGTTACTTGGGGATGCCTCGGGCATTCCCAAATGAGGTTCTGTAGAGGCCGGATTTAATGGATTGGTAACTGAGCGCCCATCATCATAGGGCAGGGTAGGTGTAGTATAAGATAAGCCTGTGCCCGGTAGTCCGACGGTCGCTCTGACCCCTTTTTTTCCAACATTGACAGTTGCTCCAGGCACACCAATGCTTGCGCTTATTCCACGCTTGCCAATGTTGAGCCTAACGCCAGGAAACAGAGTAAAGGTTTGTCTGAAACGAAGAGACAT